TGACAATAATATTATAACACATCTTTCGTCATTTGTAAACCCTTTTTTGTAAAAAATATTGCACAAATATAAAAGAAAAAACCTGTGCAGTTTTATACACAGGTTTTAATAATTTATTAAATTAATAATTTAATAGTCAGCTTCGGTCTTATCAGGTCGGAAGTCTTTGAAGATCGGGAATCTGAGACTCTCACCACCGTCTGCATTTGTTGTGGACTCAAAGTACTGAACCTCACAGATGCTACCAAGATAGTCAGACTGATTATTCCAGATAGTTACTCGGAGGTCGTCAGAGAATCCAGAACCAACTTTTACTACGTTACCGTTCTTATAGCGAACAAGGATTGCACCAAGAGTGTCGGCCAGTCTACCAGTACCTTCTTCAAAGCCGACGATTTCAAGGTCCATAGTCTGCATCTTCTTTACCTTAAGAAGACCATTAGTTCTCTTAAACTCATACGGCGCATCGCAGATGTTAATCATGATTCCCTCTTCACCGTTCGCAATTTCCTCATCTAAGATTTCAGTAATCTTAGAAGTGTCGGAACCGCGGTAAAGGATTGGCAAAAGTTCAAAGTATCTTGCGGTATCAAAAGCAGACATACAGTCGAGCATCTGTCTCCGTTGAATATAGGTCATAGAAGAAGTCTGGGTCTTAAAGTCGGATACTGACATAGCATCGAAGACAAGCATCTTAATCCCGTGCTTTTCCTTATCCTTAGTACGGACAATCTTCATAGTTTCTTTATAAGCTTCTTTAGAAGAAAGATTTCCGCGAACTAAAAGAGTAATCTCACCGTCAAGACAAGTGTTGTCAGGCATCAAGCGAGACATCTCATCTTCCAGGTCTACGAGACCCTCGTACTTCTGACCCGCTCTAGTAAAGAATGAGACTTGACCATTCTCCTTTAGAGCAATGATACGACCGCCATCTATCTTAGTAGTGATAGCAAATGACTTACCGTCCACATACTGAGGCTTGTCAAAGTACTTATTAGCCAACTGTACATTAAAAGTAGGAATCAGATCAGGGATTTCTTTATTAATGGTTTTAGAGTCACAACCGATAGAAAGGTCTTTACAGATAAGAGACTCGAGCAGCACGCCACACTCACGATCAAAAGAACATACGCAGTTAAGGACTTCTTGACAAACACTGATATCACGATCGGTGCCTGTGTTATGCTCTTCTAAATACTCAAAAAACTCAAAGACAGACTCGATGGTCGTAACACCGCTAGCTCCTACTACCTTACTAAGTTTCTTAGTCGAAATACCGAAGACCTTATAAGGATCGAAAGCGATCTGAAGATACTTACAGATGATAGAGTCATCAGCATACTTCTTAAGTACCGCCTGCTTATGTAATCTGCTATTAGACTCTGTGATTTCTTTTACAAAGTTATTAAAATGTTGAAGTGTTTTCATTATTTATCTCCTTAACAACCATAGTAACCTAAAATAATCTCTTCAAGAGAAGCACTAGGGCAATATTCTACAAAGCCCAAGATTTCGTTGGCTTCTTCATCTGTAGCCTTTCTACCCAAATAATATTCTACTTCTTTTTTAATCTGCTTAATATCCATTAGTAAATCTTCCTTCCGCCCTTATAGAAATTCCAGCAACCATTTTCCCAGATATAAGAATAATAGAAGCAGTTAAACAACCGTTTTTTGGTTTCATAAGTTGTTTGTTCTACGTCTCCCCAGTCTTCTCCTCGATCTCTATGATAGAAACAACACGTATCAAACTGAGGTTTATCAAAGCTATGAGGCAAGTCAGTTTCGAATTTCTCTGCAATATAGCTAGCATCTCCGGCATCAACGAGTTTTCTAGCCCACTCTTCTGAATTATAATTCTCAGTCAACATTGGCCACATATAATCAGGATAACCATCAGAATGAACATAAATAGTTTCATATCCTTTTTCTGATTTAATAGCAATTCCACATTGTGTAGACATTTTAGTTTCCTCCTTAATAAACCTTATCAGCGCCGTTATTAATAAGCTGAGCAATATCTTTTTTCACCAAGTTCAATTGTTCGCAGTCATCAGTATCGAGGTCATGAAGTTCGACCTCAACATCTGTGATACCTTCAACATAAACTTCCTGAACTAAACCATGTTCAACTACAATATGAATCTTCTTCATAGTAACCTCCTTATAATAAACCAAGCTCTACAGCTTTATTTTCAATTAAACGAATCTCAGACGCAGCGAGGTCAAACTTGTCACGATACTTCTTCCAACACACACCTACGTGACCAAGAAAGTCAGCGTCATAATCAGTGATAGGAGTATCACCAAGACAGATACTAATCATATATTCGACCTTACCTTTATCGGTCATCAGATGGTCTACCAAACAGTCTTCGCACAGAACTTCGCCATAAGAAGTCGTAAAAAGAACCGTTACTACCTTTCCGCATTTTGCACAATGAGCCATAACAATTTCCTCCAAAGTAATTATAATAAGCATGTAAGCCATTCATTAACTTACATGCTTATTATATCATATTTTATTTGATTTGTAAACTGACAAACCGCACAAAAATATAAAAATAAACTGCGTAAAATTACACAGTTTATTCATTAAGATTATTCTATTGATTATTTTGTATCATAAGGTTCTACATCAAGATTTAAACCGGCAGCTTTTACAGTAGTTTCTATAAAAGCGATTTCATCTGCAGTTTTGTTTAATTTATCTTTAAATGTAATCCAACACTTTGCTATTTTTTGACGATCATCTTCGCTAAAAGCTTCGATTTTATACTCACCAGTAGCAAGGCTAATAACATACTCAACTTGACCATTGAGCGTACGCATATATTTATCATTCCAGCAATCAGTGCAAAGAAGGCTACCATAAGCATTCTTACGTAAAACTACATTGGTTTTCTTGCACTCCGCACATTCTATATGGTTAAAATCATTAATAAACTTATAACAAGAATGTGTTAACACATGTGCACAAATAGCCATATTTAGATTTTTTTTAAACATACGAATATCCTGAACAGTGACATCCTCTTCAAAAATAAAACTGCTATTTTGCTCTTGTATGTCCTTAATTTTTTGCTCAAAAGTTTTTATAAAAGCCAAATCAGCATCAAAACAGGCAAAATGCAATTTACCGCTACGAGTTGAAGATGTGCTAAAAACATAATGCATAATATCACTAAATGTCTCTAATGCTGCAGTCTTTGATCTACCTGCGTACTGACAAATCATCGCGGGCAAATTTTGGTTAAGTTCATTAAAATCGTATTCAGAGAAAACTATATAAAACATAAACGAAGCAACTCCTTTTTAACTATAATCTAAATAATTTAGCAAATAAAAAGTAGTTTACAATCACTAGCATAAAACTTAAAATGTTACATCATTAGAAACACCTGTGCACACCTTCTGTTCAACCGCCGCTCGGAAAGGTGCTGTTGCTCTGCTAGCTAATTTATTAATAGCCCAAGTAGCATCACGATAACTGCTAGCTGTCGCAATCTCAATAATCTTAAGACGAGTATTTTTATCCGCAGTATATTCAGTAACTGTTTTCTCAAAGAGCTGGACTACTGCTTTGGTGAATCTACAGTTCGCAGCATCGATCATACCCTCTACCCAACGCTCATAAGCCGCACGAACCTCAGGGTCAGTTTCTAGAATCGCCTTCTTCATAGTAATCTTCATGCCGGCGATCTTTGCGGCCTTCTCATCTTTCTTCATTGCAGAAGTCTTCTTGAGTTTAGTAGTGTCTTCCTCAGCGATCACCGCGACCATTCCGTTTACTGCAATAGCAATTCTATTAGGATTTTCCATGTCCTTCAGCATAACACCGAGAGTCATCAGTTTATCATCACACTTAAGTTGCTTAGCAAGAGTTAACGTAGTTTCCCGCTCGATGTAATCTCGATCCAAGCTAAAGAATCCATGTTCATCAGCAGTCTGTTTCTTCACTACTTGCTTAAGGATACTCTGAAGTTCTGCCCAGTAAGCTGCAACCTCAAAGCCCGCAATCTTAACTAGTTTCTTATTTAAACGTAATTCATCAAATAAATCTAGATACATATAAATCCTCCAAATATATAATCTATTATATAATACAATAAAAAAGAGACCGGTTTTAGACGGTCTCTTTATTTTTAATATTCATAAGAAGTTCTGAGTTCAGTAAGCATGTGCCGCAAGTAACGATACAGCTTCTGATTATTGGCTCTATCGATTACATCAAGAATTGCAGTCAGTTTATCTTCTGAAATACTATAGCGGTCCATAAAGTAGTTCTTATATGTAGCAGGTAACTTGCTAACAATCTGAATAAGCTTATATGGCCAGAACTCGCTACTATACTCAGTATATTTCGTAAGCTCTCCGTCGGCATTCTGTGCTTTTACAGTTTTCTTGAAATGCTTTTGTACATCATTGAATGCAATATTGTCAAGCAAGATTGCTTCAATAATTTTATTACGGTTAATATAACTCTGGATAAGCATCACAGCATCATCGTCGATGTAACACTCATCTATACACTCGTCAGACTCAAGTACATCTCCGATAGTCTTACCAGCTTCGTCTTCGCCGCCCAAAGGAGTTTCAAGACTATAACAGTGATTTACTGCTTTATGCTTATCAAGACGAAGGTCATAGTACTTCTGAAGCTTGATAGTCTCAATACACTTGTTAATGCACTGCTGAGCATTAAGCTTCTTATCAGGGTCTCTCCAGCCTCTATACTTGCAAGCATACTCGATTGCTTCATAGAGCCACCAGAAGAAATCCTCATGCTCAAGACTAGGTGCTACAGTGTTAGATTTATACATCTTATCGATAGTATACCAGAAGCGAAGAATCAGAGCAGAGATGTAAATATCTTTCAATGCTTTGTTATCACTATCGACTGCATCACAGTAAGCATCAGCGAGCTCATCAATAGAATAATACTCATAAGGCTTTACAAGTTTGCGAGCCAAAAAGGTCAGATCTCTCTTAGTCTCTCTCAACATTAGTATTTCCTCCAAAAAATCTTTAGTATAGTCATATTATAGCATATTTTGTCAGATTTGTAAACCCATAAATTGGTTTATTTACAAATTATTAGTAATTACTTTTATAGTAAATAAAGTCTTCATCATTACAATCAAGCTTATACCCGCTGTCAGAGCGGTCTGCGATTCTGATAAATGCTTCAAATAAACTGTTAAGAGCTTTAATTTCAGAAACGTCTACATTTCCGTCACCGTCACAGTGAAGCATCTTAAAGTCAAGATAATACAAATCATCTTCATATTTATTATTAAACTCTTCAACAGACTTTTGCATTTCGATAACCTCAAATTTAAGATTAGAAAGTCTGTCACAATAATCACGCAGCTCATCACAAAGCTTATCAAAAGACTGAACCAACTTAGTAAAACGTACGAGCTCTTCACGATTAGCTTTTACAGAACCATAATTCTCACGGCACCATTCTTTATAATCTTCGTAAGTATCAGAATCAAGGACAGACTCAGGAAGCATATGACCGTTGTAATCAGCATCTTTTAAAATAAGATAACCATTAGAACGACCGTTAAAGTATACTTCATAACCAGGATGGCATCTTCTCCAGTCATCAATCATATAACTAATAGTATCATATTCGCCGTTCTCAAGCAAGCTTAAGGCCGTCCAGCAATTACCGGACAATTCAAGATTATGTACCTTAACATTATTCGCAATAGAATACAAGCGATTCCAAGAACTCATCGTAGGATATTCAAAATGATTTTTTAAAAAATTAAACATTTGCTTATCGTTAGTAATGTCAATTCCGCTTTTGTAAAACATATTCATTTCCTCCAAAATATGTACTCATAAATTACGATAATATTATAACATACTTTTCTTGATTTGTAAACCCCTTTTTTGAAAAAAATTATATTTTAATTTTCTTTTTATTTTTAATAAACAAATTCACAATGATAGTAGTTGCCATCTTCGTATAATACTTTAGAAATAATCTTAAAAGCAAGAATCGTCGGTTCATCTTCATCAATAAAACGAAACTTAACATAATCATTTTTATTAAAGTCCGTTAAGAGCTTGCAGCTGATCTTAAGATTACCATCACCGAGAAGTTCATAATCGTGCTCTATGATATCAACGATAGGATCCGGGTCTTCGACTTCATCGAGGCATGCTTCAAGGCAATCCTCAGAACCATACTCACCGTCAATCCAAAGGTCTCTCTTATAGATAGTACCGATATTCATTGTGCCATCGTCCTCGTCTTCAATAACAGTTTCTACTTCAATAGAAATATATTCTACTTTAGAAGCAGGGTCAGTGCAGTTATCTTCTTCCGCTGCCTGATGAATAATGTCAGCGAGTGTAAGTTGCTTAGCACACTCAACAGCTGCATCAGGATCAGAAAACTCACTAATCAGCATTTCAGAATCAGTCGGCGCACCGTTAGAATCATAACCGAGAGTCCATACTTCATAGGATACTTCGGTGTCCTCAGGGATGTCGGTAATATCTTCTGCAATGTACTGAACCAAGTCTTCGTCGTTGATAAGGTCTCTGATATTTTTAATCTCTTTCATTATTTTTTCCTCCGTAAATTTTATGTTTATATTATAACATGTTTAAACGAGTTTGTAAACTGACAAAATGCACAGAATTTTTACATTTTCTGAATGTCCTTATCAATTACATCGACCCAGCCTTTAAGGATAGACTCCGTATGGAGAAAGGTTCTGAATTCAGGTTTATACTGAGGAAGCTCTTGAATCAAGATTCTATCATCACGGTCTTCAAGTACGACCATAGGATTCTGCGGTTCATTAGGATTAAGCCATTCTTTTTTAATTTGTACTAACCATCCGCCCCAATTTTCTGTTTTATTCATTTTATGTACCTTCCTTCATTATTTAAATAAACGCGCATGCCGTGCGTACACACGTATTATTTATTTTGTAAATATATTATAACATATAAATACATATTTGTAAATAGGCAAAGCGCACAAATTTTAAAAATATTTTTATGCGATTTATATAAAATAAAAATAACGTTTATAATTATAAACGAAACCTTATAGTTTGTTAGTAATTATAAACGTTATAAACATTATGTATTTAAATTAGATAACTGCGTATCCAGTGCCTGACATACGAGAATTCCAAACGAAGAACAATATATTCTCACCGATCTTAGCAGGAATCTTAGCATCACCTTTAGTCATTCTAAAAACATCATTACGAAGTTTTTTAGCACCGGTGGTTACTAAATTCTTCTCTTGCATAACTGCATCGATAATAGACATAATCTGAGTTGCATTGCCAGTCATACACGCAGTCTCAAAATCTGGATGCTGTGCTACGTTCGTAGCAAGCAGACTCTGATCGGGTGCCTCAGTAAGAGAAACTCCCTCAGTAAGATAGTTACCTGTAGTAAGTTCTTCACGAAGCATTTCGCGAAGCATCGCTCTTAATTCACTTTTCTTCATAATTATTAAATACCTCTTTTAATTTATATTAATTATTGCGTTTCCGCAAATAATTTAGCAATTAATAATTTAATAATTTAACACTTCCAGTACAAGCAGTTTCCTTTAAATCTATAACTCTCTGGTTTGAGGAGCCTCGGTATTTAAGCCGTAGATCCTTCTGCTCTTCTATGAATCGACCGTCTACTATCACATCTATTGCAGAGTTTAAAAGGTCTTCTGCTACGTCTTCGAATTCATAGCCGGTCCAAATCCAGACAGTCTTAGTTGGATACTTCTCCTTAAACTCTCTAGCAAGTTGGAGTACCTCAGATCGATTCTGAGGATGTAGTGGTTCACCTCCTAAGATGCTTAGTCCGCTAATATGTGCCGGTTCTGCTAAAGAAAAAATAGCATCTTTAGTTTGTTTAGTAAACTTACTGCCACCTTTAAAATCTTTCGCAACTCCATTAAAACATCCAGGACAGTTAAAGTCGCAGCCCTGGACGAAGAGAGATACTCTGCATCCAGGTCCGTTTGCTATATCAAGTTGTTTAATAATATTATAGTTCATTTAGCACCCACAGTCATGACAGTCTAAGTGTACATAGCGGTCTAGGATTTCTTGGGTTCTACCCTGGTTCCAATACTGACTACCTATGTATCCACAAGTTCTTCTAGCGACATTCATCTTAGACTGATCAGTGTTACCGCAGTTAGGGCACTTCCAGATTAACTTACCTGACTCATCTTCTTCAATAAGGATTTCACGATCCCAGCCGCACACATGACAGTAGTCTGACTTAGTGTTTAACTCAGCGTACATGATGTTATCATAGATATACTGAATTACCGTAAGTACTGCTTCTAGATTGTTTTCTAAGTTAGCACTTTCGATGTAACTGATCGCGCCGCCTGATGAGAGCTTCTGGAACTTACTTTCTACCTTTAGTTTCTCGAAAGGATCAATGCACTTCTCTACATGGATATGATAGCTGTTAGTGATATAGTTCTTATCGGTAACCCCAGGGATTTCACCGAATCTCTTCTGAAGACACTTAGCAAACTTGTAAGTTGTGCTTTCTAGCGGCGTACCATAGATACCGAAGCCTAGGTAAAGCTCTTCATTCCACTCATCACACTTTTTATTCATGTAACGCATGATCTCTAGTCCGAGTTCCTGACCTTCTTCAGTAAGAAGATCCTTACCAATCAATTCTACTACACACTCCCAAAGTCCAGCATAGCCTAGGCTGATAGTAGAGTAACCGCCAGTGAGTAGCTTATCGATAGTCTCACCTTTCTTTAGTCTAGCAATTGCGCCATGCTGCCAAAGGATCGGAGCTACATCACTGATAGTGCCCTTTAGTCGATCATAACGACAGAGAAGAGCGCGGTGACACAACTCGAGTACTTCATCGAAGTTCTTCCAGAAGCTTGCTAGATCCTTAGCATAATTATCTCCTGCTGCAGCACATGCTACATCTACTAGATTAACAGTAACAACACCTTTGTTAAAGCGGCCATACCATTTCTGCTTACCATCTTCATCATACCAAGGAGAAAGACAGGATCTACATCCCATAGGTGCGAAGCAACCACCTTCTTTTAGTTCCTTCATGATCTTCTCACTAATATAATCTGGAACTAAACGCTTAGCACTGCACTTTGCCGCAAGCTTAGTTAAGTACCAGTAGTCAGAATCTGGATATACATTATCTTCTTCTAGAACATAGATTAGTTTAGGGAATGCTGGCGTGATCCAAACACCCTTCTCATTCTTGATTCCTTCGTATCTTTGGAGAAGCACTTCTTCGATGATCATTGCTAGGTCCTTTCTAGTCTGTTCATCTTCCACTTCATTAAGATACATAAATACAGTAATGAAAGGCGCTTGACCGTTAGTAGTCATGAGAGTATTAACCTGGTACTGAATAGTTTGCACGCCTCTCTTAACCTCGAGTCGAACTCTCTGTTCTGTAATTTCATCAATTAGCTTTTCTAAGTCTTCACTAACTGGAACTGGCTCACCATAATGTAGGGCTGCAGCTTTCTTCTGTTCTTCTACTACTTCTGCTTTGATCTTCTGTCTACTTACATCTACGAAAGGTGCAAGATGTGAGAGCGTGATACTCTGACCACCATACTGACTACTAGCAACTTGCGCTACGATCTGCGTAGCTACATTACACGCAGTGGAGAAACTGTGCGGTCTTTCAATCAGGGTACCGGAAATGACGGTTCCGTTCTGCAGCATGTCTTCTAGATTAACTAAGTCACAGTTATGGATACGCTGCGCAAAGTAATCCATGTCATGGAAGTGAATAGTTCCTTCATCATGAGCTTTGACTATATCCTTAGGAAGTATTAGCCTACGTGTAAGATCTTTACTGACCTCACCTGCCATGTAGTCGCGCTGCGTAGATGAAATAGTCGGATTCTTATTAGAGTTCTCTTGTTTAAGTTCTTCGTTACTTAAGTTGATCAAGCTTAAGATCGATTCATCAGTAGTATTAGAATTTCTAACTAATTCTTTATTGTACCTATATTGTATAAAGGCACGAACGAGATTGTTGTAGTTTCGGTAGATAAGTTCATCTTCGATTAAGTCGTTAATGTCCTCTACCTTAATAGCTCTTTTATATTCAGAGCATTTCTCTTCTACGATATTTGCAAGCTGATTAATCTTACGTGGACCAATCTGCTTTGACTTAATGATTTCTTTGTTCGCACATGAAATCGCTTTGACAATCTTAGATTTATCAAACTCGACTTCACGCCCATCACGTTTAATAACTCTTTGCATAGTTAGCGCCTTTCTATTAAATTTTTATAGTCAAAGAGTAGATACTCTCGTATTTAATTTAGCCAATTTTAAGAGCTTTTTATAGGCCTAAAAATAGGGAAAGGACGGTAGATTTTACTCCACCGTCCCGATGCCAATGGCCTATTCACCCGCACTACCAACATAATATAATACGGTATTTATTAGCCTATTTTCTTATAAAAGGAGAAATAAATTCCAATGCCGTCCATGTATAAATAATATTTTTCGGAATTATTTGTTTCAGAAACTACAAACTTTTTGTATTTCATATCTGTCAGATAAAGTGCACCAACTGGCTTACCGTCAATATTAAGTAATTCGATAATAGGAGGATTATCAAGTTCGGCGTAGGTCTTAAATAAAGTAGTTAGTGAGTGATCCATAAGCTAATCCTTCCTGTGATCCCAAAGATCTTGGTCAAGCCTCTGACCGAACAGTAACGGATCCAGAAACTTCCCGTAATAAAAAGCGTATGCTTCAAATTCATAGAACATATGTGCTAGAATATTATACTCTTCCTCATAAAATGAAATTGCGTTTTTTAGTAGACTGCAACTTAACAATTTCACAAATTGTGCTTCACCGGTAGGTATTTCTTTACAATAGTTTTTTAAGGTTGTTTTATAAGAAGACTTTAGACTCTTTACTACAGATTCTACAGCTCTCATACTTTTACCTACTGTAAAATAGTCTCGCCAAGTACGTATAAATTTAAATTGCACGTGCTCACCAGCATCAGCTCTTTCTAATAAGACATTTAATAATTGTTTTTGTTCTGGGTTGTTCAAAGTATCTATCCTTTACCTAATAAAAATAATAGCACCTTGGCTGGAGGAATAACCAAGGTGCTCAAAGGAGGAAACATCTATAAGATTCAACATCCTATGTTTTATTATACGATAAAAAATCTAAATTTTTAAAGTTGTCTCAGTAAGTTTTTTATATTGGTTTACCATCTAAGCATATGATCAAAGATGTCCGCAATTAACGAATAGTCAATAGTAGACTTATTAGTAGTTGCGTTGCTGCTAATAGTGGTTTCGAAGTCACCATCCTTAAGAGTAAGGTGATATCCTTCAGGATATTTATCGGTGAATTCCTTCAAAGCAGTCGAGTAAGCTTCTTCAGCTGCAGCTAATGTATCCTGTACTTCCTTCTTAGCATCTTCAAAGTTTTTCTTAAGGGCTGCAAGATGCTCACTGTATTCATGTGTAACTGCAGTAAGATCTTCTTTATAAGACTTACGTGCAGCATTAAGAGCTTTGAAAGCATCTTCTACTTTAAGAGCATCAGACTTCTTCTGTGCAGCCGCATCTTCTTTTGCCTTGAGCTTAGCGTAGTAAGCTTCCTCAGCCTCCTTAAGCTCTCCGATAGTTTCGAAAGGTTCTTTAAGTACTTTAGAGTAATAGATGTAATCGCGCTCTTCTTTTCTAGGGGCCTTTACATTACTCTTAATCCCATCGGTATTACCGATGTCAACCTTTTTGTTAGTTTCAGTATTTTTATAATTTTTCATTTTAAATTAACCATCCTTTTAGTTTTTATTTCGTATATTAAAAGTCCTCTCAATTAATATACAATTTATTAAAATGAATTAGCTAACCTGAGACTCATTAGTTATTCAATTTTTATAATTCAAATCCACAATTAATGCAGAAACCAGTTTCTGGGTCAAAAGAATTAGAACCGCATTCTGGACATAGTGATAAACGCTTTTTGTAATCTTCTGACTCCTCAAGCTCTTCTAGTTTAGAAACAGGCTTAATAGATTCGTCATATCTATCATCAGCATGGCGGTCTGCAATATAGTCGTCATAACCATCTTGCCAATATTCCTCATATGAAGTATTGCTTTCATAAGCCTCTGCTGCGCTATCTCTATAGATTTCAAGTAATTGATCATAATACTTATCTAATAGAATGTCAAAATGATCTTTTAAAAAGGCATGCCAAGCGTCTTCATCTTCTAGTGTATTAAGTCCACCTGGAACATCTAAAACATCTTCTTCGGTTATGAGGTCATGTTCCCACATGTCTACTGCAACATCATATTTTGAAACGGTATATGTATAGTGAACAGTTTCTTCGTGTTCACCATAAGTACCAGTTTCTCTGTCTTGTTTATTATCTAAAAGAGTAACTTCTAAATCATTATAATCAAACTCGACAGCTTCTTTACCATTAAAAGCTTCGTCAAGAAAATCTAAGTAGTTATTTTCTCTAAAGGTTAGAGTTTCTCCTCTAGACTTAATAGCAGCCTCACAGTGATCACAGAGCCAGCCCATATCTACTTCATAACGGCACTGACTACGATCGTAGAGTTCTTCACACCAAGTGCACTCAACTACTTCGTCTGCACAGTCTGGACAGATCCAACCATGCTTCTCATCGTGCTTACAGTCTTCTTTTGGATAAAGCTCGTTACAGCAAACACATTCAACTGTGTCCTCGTTTTCTTCCATAGCTTCTACTAACTGTTCGATTGTCATTCCTTCTGGAATAGGTTTTCTAAAGTTGTCCGGGATTTCATCTAGCACCGAAACTTCCGAAGTTTCAGATTCAAAATCCACGGAGTTGTCTAAAGCATCAAACTCTGGATCACGGTCTGGATTATATTCTGCAAAGTCACCATGAGTAAAAACAGAGGCAGCAGGTTCATCTGCTGAAACATCTGTCATCATATCTTCCCAAGACCAGATGGCACCAAGGTCATTAGAGTCGGTACACTCACCAAAATCATTCCTGCAAACTTCAGTTTGAGTAATAATAGGTTTGTTGTCCAAACAACCTAGAGCGTATTCTTTAGCTTCATCGAAAAAATTAAAATACTCATCTTCACAGTCTGGGCACTTAACAAAATAAATATATTCAATCATGTTAAATATTCTCCTAAAAATTTAATCACATAATTTAGCAAATCGAAATTACTTAAATTTCATCAAGTAGCCCAGAAGCTCTTAGAATTCTTTCTGACTCTGAAATTAAAAAAGTTTCGTTCACGTCTCCGGCGACTAAGAATACCTTAAGTATCCGACCTTTGTAACAGAGCCGTATATCTCGATAATCTCCATTATGAAAATACTCTAATTTTGCTCCAACGAAATTCGGACAATTTCGGAAATCTGTAATTAAGTCCAAATGTTGATCTATGTAGCGGCACATGTCTTCTCTATAGTAGTGGTTAAACATGCCTAAATCAACTAGCTGGTTATTCCACTGTGCTACACACTGTGAGCCGGATACATCAGAGAGAAAATAGATCTCTTGTCCTCGATATCTTATAGCATCATATCTAAGAGGGTATCCAGCTTCTAGTGCTTCTTTAGAGATCTCGGATAATTGCTCTGAGCTCGTCGTCAAGTCTACTATTTGTCTGTCCAGTAAATTCGATTCCATCTACGAGGTATTCTCCTAATTCTTTTTTAGTTTCAATAATCTGCTGAACCCGCTCATCTATTGTATCTTTACATAAGAGTACGGTAATGAAAGCAGGTCTTTCATTATTAACACGCCATATTCTATCTGTGCCCTGATCAAACATCGCAGCAGTATAAGGAGTATCTAAACAGATCAAGTAAGCAGCAGAGTTTAAGGTCCAGCCAGTTCCAACTTTTCCCCAAGTACCTATGAATACTTGTTCACTAGGGTTATCCTGGAATCTGGCTACATTATCTGCTACAACTGCATCAGGAACATCTCCTGTATTAATACTAAAACGAAATTGTCCTAATTTCGCTGCAAGTTCATTTAGAGTTTCTTTAAAGACCGAAAGCACAACTACCTTCTCACCTTGAGATGTTAGCTCTTGGATTAACTCAACGCAGCGGTCTACTTTACATGAACTTACTTTCTGAGTAGTTAATAAGCTAGGACATGCAGTAGCCTGACGTAATCTAGTAGTAAGTGCAAGTAAGCTTGAGGTCTTAAGTTCAATCTTATCAGCCTCTTCTTTAACACCTTCCTTAATAGCTTCGTAAAACTTTCGTTGATCATCTTCCGGTTCTAGAAGTTCTAGAGTTATAGTCTTCGGTGGCATGTCTGACCTAACCTGATCTAGAGTTCTTCTAAGTGAACACTCGTTAATCTCTTCTTGCAGAACCTCAAGGTTCTTAAAGCCAATTACCTGAGAATTCTTGAAACCTCCAAAGTTACAGTACTGAGATTTATAATTAGTTAAAGTAGATTGGTCATTATCAGTCCAAGAAAGGGGGACATATGCAGATAGCGGGTTATTAGTGATCAGAGTTCCTGTGGCAGCTACCTTAAACGGTGCTTCTAGTTTTAATAAGTTAGTTCCTTGCTGAGAAGTTTTAGTTGCAGCTTTGTGTGCTTCATCGAAAGCGATCATTCCAAACTTGTTACTAGACTTCTTAAACGCTTCGATGATCCTGTCATCTCTTAAACTCTCTAAGTTAGTAATGACGAAGAACTCCTCAATAGGATCCTTGAGCTGTGCGGCTCTCTTATCCATGGACCTATATCTAACTGTACCGGTTCTAGTAGTGTACTCACCAAGCACTACTGCCGACTCGGTCGAAAACTTTTCGATTTCCTTCTTCCAGTTCTGCTTAAGTGAATTAACGCCGCAGATAATAAAACAGTGATCAATTATACCTCTGCGCTTAAGAGTCTCTGCTAACCAGATAATTGAGTTAGTCTTGCCAAGGCCCATTGAGTCTAAGAGTAACCACTTCTCATGTGCTAGACCAAAATTAATAGCTTCTAGCTGATGCTCGAACGGTTTCATCTTGAATGAAACTTTTTCTTTTTCGGAAAGCGGCTCTAAGTTAAATTGTCGACTGAAATGAAACTGTCCAGATTCCGGTGTATCTAATAATTTAAGTTGTATCTCGTCTAAGAAAGTAAGGCTATCTAATAGTCTTCCTAAATAACACACCGGGAATTCCCATACTTTATCTGCTTTGTGATAGTAATAAGTCGGTATAGTCTTGAGTGCGTCTACTATGTATTGATTAAAGTCAAATGAAACTACTAACGACGATAATCCAGAAATTTTCTTAGGCGGAGATATTTCGTGTATTGTTACCAAATTTGAAATCTCCTAAATTACAAAATGAAATATTCTCAATTCCGAAATTGATCCGATTACGGAAAACGAAATAATCGAAATCTCGGAAGTTTCGCGCTACGTATATACGCGCGTAAGGAAAAAAGGCCTTTTTAGCTAAATGTATCTGAAATTAGCTAAAACTCGGCCTAAGTGTATTATCAATCTAAAAGAGAAACGTATTGCGTTCCGAAATCACGTTCAGGAGCTTCTTCTTTAGCTCTATATGTAACAGTTGCTTCTATAACAAAAGGTTTTTCACAATATTCACATACGAAATGCTCAATCATATCCGGTTCTTTTGTTTCTGCGTAATCTTCATATAAAATTCTACCGAAAGAATCCTTAACTACTTCTTCTGGCTGTCCTATAAGAGAACCTGGCATATAAAGTTCTCCTGGAAGATATTCAGCCCCACAATGTGGACATCTAATAACTGGTGATTTATGAGTAATTTGTGTTTTCATTTAAGCTCCTGACCAAAAATTTAATTTTTTGAAAATTTTTAAAAAAATAATTAGCACGCGTGCGCGCCTCTAGCACTATATATAATATACTCTAGCACTATATAGATCTAAACGCGCGCGTTCAACGCTATATTATAATAAATTATAATAAAATATATTATTTAAATTATTTATATATTTTATATTTTTTATTTTGACTAAAGATCTATTTTAGTAAAAAACTAATATTGCAGCAAGCTGCTAAGCCTTCGGCTAAAGCCTCAGTCTTATTAGTATTAAATAAATACTTTAGTACTACCTAAAATATTATACAGTATATAGATTATTAATTTAATAATTTTTTAAAAAATTTTCAGAAAAATATTTAATTACGAGCGGGCTATTAATTTAATAATTTATTAAATTAATAATTTATTAAATATTTGTGAATTTTTTGTAAATTTTTAAATTACACGACAACATATAATTAAATGCTTAAAACTATCGTAAAACGTACGAAATTCTTCCATATTCTAGTTTTTATTATTAAGTAGTATAATTTGCCTACTAATTAGTAAAATACGTTCTGGGACGAATTATGGACCAAATATGAGTATCTTAATAATTATTATTAGGTTAGCTTTATTTTAAAATAGCTCCAGGAGGCTAATATTTCTTCTGTAAGACCTTTTTATAGATTATTAGGTCTCCTATATTAGCTAAAAAGAAAAAGACCTTTTATATCATGTAAAAGGTCTTTAAATTTATTATGTAGATTCTTTCCAGCCTGATGCAGTCTTAACAAAGACAGTATCGGCTTCTACCCATTTGTCATTTGCTTTAACCCATACTTGTCCTTCGGTCCACTTGTTATCTGCTTTAATTCGGACTATTCCTGCATTCATAACAGTGTGCACTTCAGAACTAACCGTATCACTGTATAGTTTATTACCATTAGCATCTTTAGTATAGGCCTGGATCGTCATGCGAACAGTATCACCTGGTTTAAAATCATATGACACTGGGTCTATTGTAACACCGGTCTGAGACGTTTCTCGGTTATAGTCTATAACTGATTTATTATTCCTCGTAAGACATATTCTATAACCGCTTGGTGTAACACCAGAAGGCGGATTCCACGAGAATATCCAATTTTCTTTTATAGTTAATCTTGATTTAGTATATGATAAAACTGGTGGGCTTGGCTCAGTAGCACTCGGATAATATATAGCGTTAACTGATGTAGCTGTGGCAGTTTTAGTTTTAGATACGTTTTTTCCTGCATAGGTAAAAGTGGATTCAATATAAGCTGCTACTGTACAATTTTTAGTTAGTTTAAGCGGGTATTTGTCTGTACCTATCGTAAATGACCCGCCGCTAGTTGCTGTCAAGCTTACGGGGGTCCAGTTACTAGCACCATTAATTTTATAATAAACAGTAGAACTTGTAATACCATTATTAATACCATTTGTACCTTTATTACCCTTTATAGTAACAGTATTATTTCCATTATCTATTATCTGTATGGAACCTGCTTCACCCTCAGTTCTATAAGTAATACTTTTAGTTATAGTACTACCTATAGTTACTGCGCTGCCTGCTTTAGCAAAGGCATTAGCCATAAAAGCTTTTACTGTATAATTTTCTGTTTTGCCACTAAGCTCTCTTGTTGTCTGATTAGACGTTTGTGAAGCGCTTGTTGTTAACAACGGATATTCTTTTGAAGTATTAGCCCCAGGCGTTGAATCAGAATTACGAATTGGGTTTGGAATGCTACTAGAGGAACTCGGAGTTACTGTGTAATATAAAGCTGAATGAGCTAGAGCGTTATCAATTCCATTAGCGCCGTTTTTATAAGTAACAGTAAATTTTTGTCCTAAGTCATCTACCGGTTGTATACTGACAACAGAGGGCGTGCCACCATCTGTCCAGTAGTCTAAAGTGCCAGAAGTCATGCTAGCTGTTAGTGCACTACCTGTACCAGAAAAATAACTACGTGCTACAGCCTTTACCGTATAGTCTTTAGTTGGCAGAGCACAACCATTTTCTGATGTGCTTGAGTTATTTATTGTTATATTGTAGTCGTTTCCAGAATTAGGTGTTAGTGTTACTTTATGAGTCGGCAGGCTACAAGCACCAGCATCGCTAAATGTAGGAGTACTCCCATTATGTGTATAATAAATAGCCATGCCTGCTATAGGATTATTTACACCGCTCTTACCTTGCTTTCCTTTTATAGTAAAAGACTTAGCTTGATGACCTGCAGTAATACTAGTTATAGTAGGAGCAGTTCCAGGGCCTATATATTTTGGAATAGACAAAGAGAACGTCATGGAGCCTTTTTGAGTTCCTGCCCAGTCGGCCCAACCTACTCCAATAGTTATTTGAACACTTGTAGTATCTTTAGTAAGTTCTGATATATAAAAACCGAAACAGAGATGCTCCTTGTCCCATTTACCGGCCGTGTTACGGTTTGTATAGTGAGCATAGATAGTGTCACCACCATAAACGCGGCTATTACTAGTCTCACCTGTAGTAACATTAGCAAATCTTGTTGTATTTGTATATTTTTTTGTCGACGCGTCGTATCCATCGCCAGCCCAATAATGAGCAGCAATTGAATTATGAGTCCAGTCAGTAGTTGGGATATCGGGAGTAAAACAAACACCAAATTTAAAAGATACTGCTTTTTCCGTTCTAGTAACATCACCACGGTAAATATTAACTTTCATTTTAACATTACCGTAGGAACTCGTAGATTGTGCAGTAGAATAGACGTAAGCCATACTTATTCCTCCTTATCTAATACAGAATCAATCTTAGTAAGAATATCTTCTATGATTTCCTTAGTAGCATCAGAAAGATTTTTTTCTTCATCGTCTTTAGCATTTTCATAATAGTATTTAGAAAGTTCATGAAGGTCTCCCTTGTCTATAGAGAAGGAACCCCAGTCACAAATCATTTCTAATATATAAATATAAGGCATATCTTCTCCGAGCCAGAACTCTGGGTGATGCTCATTATTCATCCAGTGATGCTTCCATGCTTCGTCGAATCCAGGAATAAAGTCTAATGGCTTTCCATTAATATCTTGCGGACCGAAGAACTTTTGAGCGTAGGCTTCAAATTCTTCTTCACTAAATTTAGATTCATCATGTTCTGCTATAATTTCGTCGAAGACTTCCGTGTCCATTTCTTCAAAGAGCTCAGGAAGATTTTCTTTTAGCCAGTCAGCAAATTGAGAAACTCTTTCTTTATGTCCGATGACGTAGTTCTTATACTCTTCTTGGTAATCGTCTAAGTCTTCATTTATTATATTAAGAAGACCGAAAGCATTTATTAAATTCATAAAATTCATTTCTGCCTTTCTATATAGAATAAAAGCTTCCAAGAACTTAAGTCTCAGAAGCCAGTTTTTATTTTTTGAGCCATCTATAACATTCTTATTTTCCATTCATTTAATTTAGCGTAACTTTATAGCCGAAGTTTTAATATTTTAATAATCTGATAATCTATTAAACTAAAAACATTTTACATATATAATCTATCTTATATGGCAAGTTAGCTCTAACCTGTTTGTGTAATATTATATAAACAAGTTTTTCTATATATATATAATAAAAAGAACTTAAGTATCTCTACCCAAGCTCTTTATTTATTTACATATATAATTCCTGTAGTTCTTTTTCTGCTTCTTTATTTATTTCTCTTCTATATTTCTTTTTGAATAGTCTTCGATTTTTCTTTTTCATCTTAGACCAACCATTATGATTATTTGCCCAGCAGACCCAGCGTTTACTAAACCAAGATTGTTTATTTTCTGAAAACTGTCTACGAGTTATTTCTGACTTTCTCATACTCAACCCTCTTTAATATCTTTTACATATACCTCGAACTCGTCAAAGGTATCTTCAACTATCTTTTCTTCTATTACTTGCCAGTCAATAGAAATTATATTAGATAGAATATACATGATTCCTTCTTTATCTCTTAAGTAGCCGTCGGAAGTTACGTCTATCATTATATATTCAGGAGCCGAGCATTTAAGTCTATTTATAATAATCCAGTTATATTCAAGTCCCTCGTGTTCCTTTCCGTCTACTGTAATAAAAACAGGTTTATATTTTCTTATATTGATTTTTTCTTTTTCAAATAATTTTTTGAACATCTAAATCCCTCAATTTTTTTTATTATATATTATTATACAATAATAAGCAGCCGTAATTAAAAAAATAAAATTATTTGTTTACAAAACAAATCTTCTGTGTTATGATAAAAATAAATAAATTTTAAAAGGAGGATTTTATTATGTTCTACTGTACTATTTATCAACAATCAAAGCTCTCAGATAAATCTACGTGCGAGTTATTTATCAGTTTATCTTATTTAGACAAAGTTGATGCGGAAAACTATAAGCAAACTTTAATTAAGCAGGCACTTGAAAATGGAGGCAGTATCTATTTAGACGACGGTGACTGTACTACAATAACCGGCAAGATTGTACTTAAAACGACAGGAATTACTACCAATCGCAGTAACAGTCATTACAGAATTAATATAGAAAATGAAACTACTAAGTTTTCATTCCTATCTCAAGAAGCAAAGTCCACAGTACCTATTTACAAAGTAACTGACGGGCTCGCTTATGAAGTCCGAGTAGAAGAACTTAAACAGAGGAAATTCTTGGAGCATCAAGCAAAGTTAGACGAAGCTAGTCGTAATCTAAAAATGTTTGCTGATGAAATAAAACCTATGACAGATCTTTATGCTGTTTTAAGATCATTTGTTAGGTATTCTAATCGTAAGTCTGACAAAGAAAAACTTGCTACCTTAGCTATTAAAAAGATTCAAGAATTATCTTAAATTACATATAATAAAAAAGAGCCTAAGATATTTTTCTTAAGCTCTTTTATTTTTCACTTTTCTTCTCTTAGCACTTCCTCAAAGTGTTTAATAATCTCTGCTCTCATAGCAGGTACATCATCAATTCGTTTTGAGTCGCTGCCATTATAATAATTACTAGAATAAGTTTTTGTGTGGCAATCGATTATTTTCATTATTAAAGCTAATTCTAATTTAGTCATGTTAACTCCCTCAATCATATCAATAAGCTCTTTCTGCCACAGGTATTGTTTTCGGTCATCTAAGAACTCATCTTCAAGATATAACTTAAAAATATATTGCAGATTCTCATCTACAATAATTTTCCTATATCTCGGAGTAATATCGATAATCAAACTTAGACGTTCCTTATTAAAAGGTTTAAACTGAGGAGGCAGAGCACAGTATCTTTCTAGTTTAAAAGTATAAGCGTCATTGTATTCTGACTGAAGAAATTCTATAATATCTTTACAAAATTGATTCATAGTGTCTTCTCCTTAAACAGTAAAACCATGCAGTCCTGTAAAGATGTCACCTCTATAAGGACTTATATTAAAAATTTCAGATACGGAGGTTTCACTATCCATATAGTTTATGAACTTACGAAGTTTCTCTTCAGCTTCGTCAGGGTTAGAAGCTATCACAAGAGCATTATCTTTTGTGTATGTAGCTCCGTTATCTACATCAAATTCGATTCTATATAACATTATAACACCTCGCTATTCAGATACTTCACCAAAGATTTTATCAATAACCCCTTCTTCAGCAAGCTTAGGATAGAACTCTTTTACGTAGTTAATATATTCTTGAGAAACTTCACCAGACTTTCCGTCCATAATGAGGTCGAAGTCAGCCTTCCACTTTACTGGCACCTTAAATTCATAGGTTCCATAGGTGCTGTCATATTCATCGTCATAAGTCTTAATAAAGTTTTCATCTTTATAAAGCTCTTCTTCACCAAAGCCAGCATCTCGATTACCTCCACCTACCCGAGTGTAGATAGCAATATTACCTTCATCAGTAACATAGCAATCTCTGAAGCGAGGATATTCATTTTCTTTTCTACCGAGCATAGGAAGAATAGCAACACAAGCAGGGTTAAATCCCATCAACATATTATATAAACTCATAGTCATCAACCTTTCTTTACTTTATATGTTTGTTTATCTTCAATTTCAATTAACTTCTGTAGAGCTTCATCAGTAGTATACCGGTCATAGTAAATGTGTGAAGGACCGCCTGTAAGAACTTTAATCCAGCCTTTGTTAAGAAGAAAGTCATCTGGATTATTGTAGCTATCTGTTTCTGCTCTGTATCTAGTCCACTCTTTAGGATAGTTCATCGTAACAAGTTCATTGGCTAGAGAGGCATGTCCCATATATTGACACATATAAGTATTACCTAAAGTATCAATCCAGCCATAACTGAAATGTTCGTTATTTATAATTTCTTTAAACAGGTCATAGTGAGAAGAAAGAGATGGCCAGGTATCTGATTCGATAATAGCAATGCACTCAGGTTCATAGAAAGAATGATAACCACCACACTTATTCATACAGATAGGCATGGTATCTTCTACACCATACTTGTCAATAGCATAACGAACGTACCAATACTGCATGGCTTCTTCAAGGTCGTCGATATATTCCCAAGCTTCAATGTCTCCCCAAGATTTTTTATAAATACAATATTTTTTGGTGCTCATATTAGTCTCCTTATTATGTTGTAACTTCTTGAATTGAAAGTATATCAGGAATAATATAGTATCTTTTTTTAGCTATCTTATAACATTTGCTTATCGCTTGAGCTTCATTTTTTGCAGCTATAACGGTTATGTTGGAAGTGAAATGAACTTTGTATGTAATTTTATAAAGCTTCTTCTTACCAAACATTAAGTATCTCCTCCAAATTAGTTTTTATTTTATAATACAGTGTAGCAGCTAATAATTTAATAAATTAATAAAGAACAGCACCAAAATAAAAATTCTGGTACTGTTCTTTGTGTTTTAGTTACTTAGACGTTTTCTCAAGCTTGCTCCAGTTATACCAACCATAGAAAGCATTTGCAGTCCAAGCAATATACATTGCAACCATAGACCACTGACCGAGAATAATAAACATAACCAAACTAACTACGTCAATAAGAATCCAACAAGCCCACTGTTCTCTGTATCGCCAAACCATAAGAAGCTGAGCAATAACAGCAAGAGCCACAGTCATAGCATCAAGATAAGGAAGAGTACTACCAAGAACAGCTTCACCAAAATAACCGAGTAGGAAGGTACTAAGTGCAACTACTGCTGCAGAAACCAGCCACTGCCAAAGCTTAAACTTTTTAGCTTTTACCTGTTTAGTACCATCTTCATTCTCAATCATATTCTTCTTCCACATAAAGACGCCGAAAATACAAACAATGAAGTAGAATACCTGTTCACCAAATTCGAGATATAATGCGAGGTCCCAACAGATAATCATATATGTAATCATCTGAAGGAAGTTAAAGAAGTATGAAGAAATCTTTCCTTTTGCCGTCAGAGCTACACAAATAACACCAGCAAGTCCGCAGACAATTCCAATAGCCGAGTCAGGCACAATAAAATACATAATCACCTGAAGTAATACCAAGGAAGCGAAAAAGATTTTTTCAAACGTATTATAACCGTTCCAAAATTCATTCTTAAGCCATTTTACCATTTTCAATAATCTCCTTTACATCATCAACAATTCTTTTAAAATTATTATAATAACCACCGTCAAGGATAGTTACTTTATCCCAATTACCAGAAGCTTTTATATTATTACACAAAATTTTAAAAAGCTCCATTCTCTCATCTGTTCCACTAAATGCCATATATCTAGTATGGTCGTCTACAAATACACCGTGTGGACAAAGAAGGTAAATTCTATCCCACTTACATTTCTTAGTAATAGCATCTGCTGCAACAGCAATTTCTTCGAATTCTTCTTCAGTCAAATCAAGTTGAGGGTCTTTGCAGTAGTACTCAGCATACATACGAGTTGTCATACTATCAGAGTCTGCAAAGAAGATACCCTGATTGCTGGGGGAGTTAATCAGTTTCTTATTCATCTGATATTGACCGTCAAGAAAAGCCATGTAGTCAGCACCATCAAGTTCCCACTCAGAAATATAGCTTTCTTCCATATAATCTCTGGCATACTCATGAGAATACGGAGCGTTGAAATACTTACCGAGGTCTTTTACTAAGGTTGTCTTTCCTTCACTTGCTGTCCCGCAGATAAGAATATTCGTACTAAACACTCTTCTGAACGGGAAAGTAATCTTATCCCAATGCTTAATGGGATTCTGTCGAATCATTGTAGCAGAAATAGGATTAAGTGTTCTATCAATCTGTACAACTTCATATCCTGCACTATCAAGATATACAAAGTATTCAGGTTCACTAACATAGAATACTGATCTACCCTCAGCTCCAAATGAAAAGATTCTTTCAATTTCAGCTAGTACACCATTCCAACCGTTAGGGTAAGCTTCGATGCCGAGCTCAGTTTCGTCAATAGGATATACAGCGACTAAATCATCATCTGCAAAGAATTCTCTTACATACCTATAACGTAACTTTAGTGGCATTTCTTTTCCGCCTCTGTCACCATCTCTACCGTCAACCAAGACAATGCAACCACCGTCACATTCTTTCTTAGCTCTCATAATTAAATCAAGATGGCCTTGATGAAGCGGTGCGAAGGTTCCGAATACTACACCGATTTTTTCGCCTTTCAGTTTTTTCTGATACGTGTAAATCATTTTAAGTTAACTTGTCCTCCGTACAAAATAATTTATTCGCTTATTTTAAAATACAATACAAAATCGGTTAAATTAACAGATATAACAAAAAAAAGAACAATACCAAAAAGAATAATGCTCTTTTACTCCGGTATTGTTCTTTATATTGTTCTTTTTAAATTTTATCTATAAGGGGCTGTTCTGTAATATTAATAACCATAATTTCTACATCATCGCCTCGTCTCTGAAGTTCTTCAAGTGAATCTTGAGCCATACACTTAATTCTGTAGATAGAAGCTTGATTGTAATATTTACCCCACTTATTTACACCCTTGCCTCTGTAATATTCACCAGTAGTTTTATTTTTAATTATATAATAATCCATAGCAATACTCCTTAAAGAAACATAAGAGCAGTCAGTCCAATCTGACATAAATGGACAGTTTGGTCAATCCAGAGGTTAATAAGTTTTTTATTAGCTTTTAAATCATCTGTGATTGCATGCACCACTAAGTTAGTTAGAAGGATATAAACAAAGAAAGGCGTTATATTAAAGTTCATCGTAAAAGTAATAGGAAGCATAATCATAAACGCCCAACTGAAGGAGTGTACAGATAGACCTACCATATAATCATATTGATACAACTTCTTATATCCAGGTTGTTCTTGCCACCAGGACTTTTGCTTTAAATTGTTAAGTAAACCTTTTTGTAAATAATAGTCATCTATAATATGGCAAAATATCATTAGTAAAATAATAAACAACTTATTCATTAACTATTCGCTCCTTAACAATAAAAGTATTTTCTTTCTCTTCTATAATTTCGTATTTACTATAAACCTCATTGAAAGACGCCGTGTCTTCTACTTTAATTTCATACTGAGTTTCTATGTAATCGGCGGGACAGACTTTACATAAGCAAATAAGTAATACTAAACTAAAGAATCCGCCAACTACAAGAAGCAGTAGTTCTTTTGGATGCCAATGTTCGCAACTAACGACTCCTCTTGCCTGATCTTCCGCAGTACCCTTTTTAAATGCAATATGCTGACGAGTAAAGAAGATTATTGCAGCAACGATAAGCGGTAAAAAGCCTAAAAGAAACTGCCAACCAGCAATCTGATAAATTTCGATAGTATCTAAAATAGTTACTCCAGTCATTTTTAGTCCTCCGTTTTAATCATAATTCTAGCTCCAGTAATAGCAGGAACTGTCCAGTCTTCATTGTCAAAAATTCTGATCATAAATTCAACATTGTCGATATAAGGAATATAATTTCTAGTAAGAGTATCTTTATCCCAGCCTACTCTAAAGAAAGTAGTTTTTCCTGCCTCTATGTGATCTACTGAAAACAAAGGCTTACAGTTTATATTCATAATAGTAGCGTCATCGATAGTGATTGTTAAAACTTTATTAGTCTTATTTGTTACACGCAGTTCATAAGCAAACTCATACCAAGATTCTTTTTCATAGTAGCCGACGAGCGCAATGTTCACTAGTTCATTATCTAGAATAGTGATACCGTTATTAGTAATTTCTGAATTGTGATAAATCTTTAGAGAAGTATCTACAATAGGAGTTGTAGTATTATTACATGGTGGGCAATTTTTTTCTTTTTTAATAATAGTAGTTTGTTGGTCGACACAGACCCATTTATTTTTGTAAATATTATATGTATATTCTCTTAGTATAAGTTCGCCAGTTTCTTCATTATAAAAAGTTTGCTGAAGAACATTGTCATACTGATCTTTTACTTCGTCGACCAGAGTTAGAGGTGACCATGCTTTTTCCTTAGTCTCTTTAGTAGCGCTGCAGCCAGTACATGATACACAAATAATACACACTAGAACTAAACAAATTAATTTTTTCATATTTAAATAAGCTCCTTACCTTAAAATAAAAAATTTAGATAACCCTATCATATTATACTCTAAGGTTATCTAAATTTCAACACTTTTATTAAATTTTATCTAAATCGCCTTTAATTCTTGTTAAACTAAGATTTGTTGCATAGCCATTAGGACCTATATTATCTACCTGTTTAGTTACAATATAAAGACCGCTAGATATATGTTTTTTACCACCTGGGAAAATTACGTTAAGTCTTACATACTGCATTAGAGTGGCAGGTCTTAAAAGTCCTTGTACTTGAATATTGGCATTTATAGGGAATTGCGTTGCTTTTGTCCACCAAACTTGGTCCGCAGCCTTCGTATCAAATTTATCGGTTCGAGCCATACTTGTAGGAGCAAATACATCTTCCCATAATCCTTCACCATTTATACGTCGAGCGTAGTTTTCAGGGTGAGCTAGATTTTGATATTCATAGTATATAGAATAATTTTCATTTTTTTCGATATTAAAAGATCTAACTATCGTTGACGTGTTTATACCAATATCAATTTCATAAGCTTCACCATGATCCATTACAGTAGAAACTTTTGAAACTTTAAAATATGGACCGCTTTTACTTTTTGATCTATCCGCGCTAGTAATTGAGTCGTCAAATATTGAAAGAATATAAATATCCTTAACTAATCCAGGTGCTGACCCTTCTGGAATCATACAACCAGCCAAGTAGTTAATATAGTCTATTGCAGAAATATTCTGTTTTGACTCTATCTCTACAGCCATGTCATCACCTGCAATAAGTGAATCTAGATCAGAAACCTTCATGCCTGTAAAAGTATTTTGTAAACTTTTATTATTTTTAAAGAGTTTTTTAATTTCTTCACTAGGTTTAACTTTATTACCAAAAGTTGTGCCTGGCATTGTTATGCTACCATCAGTAGATAGAGCCGCGCTAGAAACTGCCTGTACTGTATAAGTAATAGTGCTACCTTGCAAATTAAATGCTTGATTTACATTTGTTATAATAGCTTCTTCATTTTTATAAATGTAAGCAGGCGTCTCAGCATCGCCATAAGTAAAAATAATTTTTCTCGAACGGCTTACACTGGAAAAGACCTTTTCAAAAAAATTTGGGTCATCATACTGAGTAACTGGATAATTTATTTCTAGAGTATATTTATTAACCTGCCCATTTATTTTAGTAACCTGCATAGAAGTTATATATTGCGGATACTGAATTGAATATGAAGTATAGAAACCTGCCTGGTTTTTGCCCCATGATTTTGTTTTTTCATCAAAAATACCAAAGGTATAATCGCCAATAGTAACTTTTATCCACGGTACTTGTATTCTAGCTTGGCTTGACAATAAACTTTTATTTTTAATTATTCTACTACTCATTTATTAATCCTTCCAAACTCTACACTAGAAATACTAGGAATCTTTAGGGTATTATACTTATCTTTTAGTGGTTTAAATGAATCTTGAATATCATTGAAATACGCAATAACCCACCAGAAAGTAGGATTATTATAATATTTTAAAGCGAGTGAGTGTAGAGTATCATTGCTTTTTACTTTGTGCGTAACAAATTCCGCGTTTGTTTTTAGATTAGTACCAATACCATAAATTTCTTTATCCGTTAAAGTATCGTAGTAGTAGGGGGTGTTTGTATACCTACTTAGATAATCATAGTCAGCGTAAGTTTTCTTTTTTAATGTATCCAATACAAATCACCTCTTTTAAAAATTCATCCCCTGCCGTAGTGTAGCAGTAAGACCTCTAAAAGAACCGTTCTTAAAAATAGTAGTCGAATCATAAGGGTCGACTTCTGAAATGGTAAAGTCTATTTTCATTGTGGCATATTTCTCGTTTACTAAAATAGGCTTTCCGTAGGTAACGCGTACTCCACCACTTACTACGCCTTTTATAAAAACTTCTCTACCGAGTCGGATTGCTACGAGTGGCGGCTCAATAGCTTTATTAGAAAGATTATACTTTGGAACGGCAATAGCCTGGAGCGCATGAATAAATTGCTCAGCCATATCATCCCCGTCTGAGAATCGTCCATTGCCGTTGACAGCATTAATCTCTTCAAACATGTCTCTATGGAAATTTAAACTAATTGCAATAGTTCTAGGTCCGGCATTACTAAAAGTATACACAGGGGCAGAACGGCCTAAAGCTGTGCTACTGGCAAAAGAAGAATCCATGTTATCAGTAACTTCATCAGGATAGCCTGGTAACATCCAATATTGGTAGTCTTCGTCTAAATGTGAAATATAAATGTAACAATCCGGAAGTATTCTACTTAAAAGATCATTATTTGCCATTTTTCTGCCCTCCTCTAAATATCAAATATTCCATTATAAATATCAACGTTTTGAATATTGTCTTGCAGTTTAACCTTGTTATCTGAATCTTTTGTCCAGCTAGCATACCACTTTTCAGCATCTTTATCTACATAACCTAAAATATCATATAAAGTGCTTTTATAATTGTGGCCCAATTTTGGCTGATATCCATAGTAGGCAGGATTATGGCCGCTATGTCTGTTTATAAGTACGCCATTTTCTATTTTAACCGGGCCGAAATTCATTATATAGTCATATATGATTTTTTGCATTTTATCTTCCCATAAGCCGTTTATTTTAAAATAATGCTTATTTTGTTTCATTACTTCTTGAGCACGTTTTATATTATCTGGGATTTCATCAAGAGGTGTAATAGCGCTCTTGCTTAAGTACTCTACTAGTCTATCTGCAAATGGGTATGACTCACCAGTGTTAAATTCTAGTAACTGTACTTTACTTATAGGTTTAAAAGTACTTATATTTAAATCAATTTCATTACCAAAGTTCATAGCAACATGATTTTGCTTATATTCCCAGAGTTCGTTATCATTCGATGAAGTTATATATCTAGGATTATCTGCAGTATCACCGAGTTGTTCATCATAGTTTGGATTTAATATTTTAAGTGGTTTAGGCACATATCTAAAATCGTTAAAATAACGATAGTCTCCCTCGAGAATTACTATAGAAGATTTACAAGATGAAGGTACTCTAATAAATAACTTAAGATCTTGTTCACGTTGAGCAATATCCCAGCGATTAATGATATCATTATTAAATAGAGAAGCGCTACCTTCATTAGTCAGACTATTAGTGTCTGTATTCCACTTAGACACATCTAACAAATCATATAAAAAAGGCTGCTTGAAGTGCGTACTATTTACTTTTTTATAGGTTTTAGTAATTAAGTCTACAGATTTTTTATCGGTGCTTAAAGTAGTATTATAAAAGCCACAAAATAATTCAATACCAAATGAGCTGTCTATAGCAATGGTATAATTAGCAAAAAGCTTTACAGGAAAAGCATATATACGATATTTAGAGTCTTGAGAGTTAAATATATTATAAGTTATTTTATACGTGTCTATATACGGTTTATTAGTATTATCTGTGGGCTTAGTATTATCATAGTTTGGGTTTATCTTTTGAATCGGCTGTCTAGAAATTTCATGTCTATAATAAATGTTATTACAAATTTTGTTATTAAAACAATTATATAAAGACATCAAGTTAACACCATATAAGTCTCTTAAAAAGCGAAGATAATTCCCAAGATATTCATGTGTAACAGTATCATAAGTATTTCCAGGGCTATTTAATACCCTTGTTAGCCCTGGAACGTGCTTATTGTCTTCGTAGAAAACGGAAGAAGCTTTTTTCCAATGTAAGCTACTATAATTTGATAGTGGCTTACGTGTATCATAATTCCATAAATAGCTATAAAGTTCATTATCTTTCAAGTAAGGAAATTGTAAAGCATTTTGTGTTACAAAGCTTTTATGAGTAGAGTTAAATGACTCTAGTACTCTAGGGTCTTCATGTCCAGGATGTTCAGCAGCATATTTTACAAAATCTCTCGTATAAATACGACATGTAGGTAAGTTAACAGAGGATAATAACTGTTTTAAATATCCTGTAAAAATATGTGTATTATTAAATTTAAACATTTAAAATATCCTCCTTATACTGTTGTGGTCCAGCCACCAAGACTTACATTACCACTAATGCCATTAGATCCACTGTAACTACTTCCAGAAGAACTTGTTCCACCAGAGCTGCTATTAGAACCATCTAAGCTAGCAACACCACCCTGCGCACCACTACTATTAGTTTTAGTCAAGCCGTAATCATCAACCTTAACTCTAAAGTAACTATTTCCATGTGCAACATCATCTAATAATTCATAGATTTTTAAAACAGTTGTATTTAAAACATCTACTTGATTTGCTTCAGCTTCTTCCTGAGCCTCAATCATTTGTTTTTTATTGGAATCTTTTGTTTCTTGAATAGTGGAATTTTTAATATCACTACTTGAAGCATTTCCAACGTAGCCTGACTCGGAAACGGAAGACTCGCCACCGCCAGCCATTTTTAGCAGGTTTCCGTCCCCTCTAGGTGTTATAGTTAAACCAGATCCAGATTCAATACCAAGCTGACTAAGCATTTTTTGGCCACTAAAAGAGTTTCCTAGTCCAGCAATTAGAGAGCCCATGCTAGTAAGCATACCGCCACTCATGGCTGCTACACGCATTATATCTGCGATAGTGGTATTTAATGCTACTGTATTACCCATGATGGATATATCAGGGAAAGGTATACCTCCAACAGTGTCGTCTAATAAACCAGCAACTTTGTAAATAGCATAAGCTACAGGATTACTAGCAATTCCACTAGCAAGTGTATAATTAGTATTTGACCACATGTTGGTCATCATTTCACCTAAACTAGTACGTTTTCCCATCGTGCCTGCCATCTCCGATAATTGATATAACATATTATTATATGTCATAGAATTATTAAAGATAGACTCAGTACTGCCTGGAAGTACTAGATTTGTGGCGGCTTTTAGATCTGATGCTTTTACACCAAAAACATCTGCTAATTGCTGTTGTACTACTTTATTATCTTTTGCAGAATCAGAAAGCTCTGCTAAGTAATTTACTGCAGCTTGTAATAATTTATTTGTGTCACTAGAATTAATTCCGTCAGTAAGAATGTCAGCGATAGATAGTCCGGCATCATTAGCCGCCATAATAAGTAGGTTACCAGCACCACCGCTAGTAAGACCTTCAATTTGACCGGCAGCAATCTGACCTAATGCATTAGAAATGCCTTGTACAGCATTTTGAGACATACCTACTGAATATAGAGAACCTAACCATTTCTGTACTTGATACTCGACCTCAGTTGCCTCGGCCCCAGACATCAGAGACTGCATCTCTTCTAAGCTTCCACGCACACTATCTGCGACGCTTTTTAAATACTCAGTATTCTCATACATATTATTTAAAAATGAATTAAGGGCTGATTCCATACCAAGGCGCCCAGCAGTAGAATCTTCCTGCTGAATACGAATTAATCTTAATAGCGTACCATCTGCAACTTCAAAAGTATTTGCAATTTTACTTTGTATCGTCATTAAGAAGGCTCTTTGCTCAAGGTCAAACGCAATACCTTCATCAACTAAACTTTTAATATTTTTTGAAAAGTCTTCTTGCTTAAAATAAGGGTTGATTGCACCAACACTCATTATGTCTTTTGTAATCTGATCCCAATAAGAACCAGATGACGTTTTATTAGAGGAGCCTTGTAATCTAGTGTCAATATCGCTTTTATAAGAAGCAATATCCTCGATGGTGTTTTCTAGGTTTTTTGCAAAATTGCTCAAAGCTTTAACAGCTACACCGACTACGGCTTTAATGTCTGTTTTACCAGTTTCTGCATTAGTTGTTAAATCTTTAAAAGCATCTATACGGTCTTTTAAGGTTTGACCTTTACCAGTTAAGGTTCCTAGTAGCTCATCGCCCTTAGCCTGAGCTTGTCGTTTTTCAGCTTTTTCTTTGTCGCGTAGTTCTTTGTCCTGCTCATACTGCCGAATTTTAGTAAGCTTTTTTAGGGCGTCTTCCTCGAACTTAAACTTTTTGGCAGCCTCACGTTGAATTCTTGTAGCTTCTTCTTTTTCTAGAATTCCGTTGTTTTTACGTTTAGACTTTAATTCTTGCTCAGCTATCCACTTGAGTCGTTTTTCATTTAGCTCTCGAATGCTTTGCTCATTTTCATTTGCATTAACTTGTCTAGAACGTGTCTCGCCAGCTTCATTATAACCTAGATCGTTTTTTCCGTCTGTATAATTTTCACTAGTAGCGTAATCAATCTCAGTATTAATGTTATTTATAAGGTCTTGCGCAGCGAGCTCTGCACTAGCAGCTTCTTGTTGCTTAGAAAGTCTTAGGTCAGTAAGATGAGCTAACTGTAGCTCGCTACCTTTAGCGCGTTCGTATCTAGCTATTTCTAAGTCTTTTAAAGTATTTTCAAGGGCAGTTCTACGTTCTAAATGACTTTCATGTAAGTCGTCTAGTTGCTTTTGCTTTCTAGCCGCTATATCAACCTGCTTTACAGGACCGCCGTCTTGGTCCGTTACTTCATTTCTACGAGCCTCTTGTTCTTGACGGAAGAACTCAGCCACTTGATCAGCAAAGTCTGTTTGAGGTTGTGGTTTGTCCATTTGATCAAGTTTGTCATCGGATACAATGCTTTCCTCAACAACCGGTTCTTTTTTATTTGCATTATTATTATCATTTTTAGAAGAGTTATTACTACTAGCCTCAGCACTTCTAGAAACACTTTCTCCTGCATCTTTAAAGCTTTCAGCAATCTTACCGGCCGCTTCTTGAAAGTTATCTGAAGTTTTATCTACAATATCTTCAAGGATTAAAAAGCCATCGGTTAGTGCACTCTGTTTTCTTGCAATAAGGTCTAAATTTCTAGAATATACATCAAAAAATTCTTCTAAGTAAGCGATTCTTTGTTTACCGATATCTATTTCACCAGCAAGAACTTTTTCGATAATTTCTTCCTGCCGAGCTGGTAAGTTTTTTAAATCTTTTACAGTTTTAGAAAAGGCTTTAATTTGTTCAGGTGATAATTTACCGAAATCTTCTGCCAAAGTAATTTCCTCCTTTATCGGTTATCTTTTATTATTTTGCTGTGCCTCGACAAAGGCTTGTGCTGTAGCGTCTTTCTTTTCGTTAATACATTCAATTAAATATACTCTGTCTTGATATGCTAAGTTCAACACGTCTGTATAACTAGTATGTAAGTTATCACTTACATACCAACATTCCTTTACGATTTCTTTATATCTCTTAGGTCCAAAAGGCGTACCGTCATTAGATAGTTGTGGGTCTAAAAAACTCGGGCCCGAAGCGAAAAAATGTAGTTACTTCTTCACCACACTTTGGACATGTGAGATATAAAATATTGTCCAAGCCAATCTGTTGATTTAATTTATCTATATTATTTAAAATTTTCTGAAGATCAAGAGCAGGCAAATTTGTAATTATATTTTCAAGCTCCGTTTCTGATTTTTTCTCGCCATCAATTAAATCGATATTAGTAAGTAGACGAACTAGAGTTTCAAAGTCGATTGTAGCATTTTTATATCTGCGTTTCATATCTTTTACTTTAACTTCCATCTCTTCAACCATACGTGGTGATAAGAAGTTGAGTGTGATAATACGACCGCTTTTTGGAAGCGAGAAGGTTTGAAGACCTTTAACGTCATCTTCATTAAATTCTTTTACGTCAAGCTGACCTAGTTTAGCAACAGTTTCAATAGCCTCACCACAGCTGGGGCAGCGCAGAGCAACTTTATAGTCCTCACCATATGTCACTATTCTTAGTTTATGAAGTAAGAACTCATAATCACCTAGGCTCATATCATAGACATGAATAGCTGGCTTTTCAATACAGCAGCCTTCGATAATATCAGCTAATGTCTTAAGAGGTGTACTAGAAGGTGATAGTCTCTTCATCTCGTCGCGGGCTGTCATGCTACGAAGCTCAATATGCGGATTTACGGTTTCATTATAAATCTTACCTTTAGATGGTAGTTCGTAGCCTTCCATAATAGTGTAATCTGTTTGTCTTTCCATAATACTTTGTCCTTTCATTTTAAATATCACATTTCGCGATTTTCAAAGTAATGTTCTAAAATGTATCTTATAAGTGCAGATACTGTAATGCCACGGGCTTGTGCAGTTTCTTTTAATCTATCTATTAAAGGCTTTGACGATTCAAATGTTTGTATAACTTTATCACTTCTATCAACTTTCTTGCGTCCCATGATATAAGTATCCTTTCTTATTGTATAACACATATAATTTAGCAAAAGTATAAATAGATTTATTAAAAATAAAAGACGTTCCTAAATAGGAACGTCTTTATTATAATTATTTATTTAATCTAAGTTCATTTCAGCGCGGTCATATTCAAGCTTCGCGGTAATTTGTCTCTTACCGTCGTTCTCTTTGTCGAATTCACCTTCTGTAATGCTACTAATCCAGCAGCCATGAATTGTCCAGCTTCTAACTTGTTCGAAGTCTTGAGTATACTCGATTAAAGTTGCAGTCTTCTTATAGTCTTTCATACGGCCACCCTTACGAGTATAAACGTTATACGCAAGTGCTTGCCAAGCCATAAGAATAGACTTAGTATCCAAACCAACTACATCATCTACAACGATACTGCCAGTATCAAATTCAGGAGTGCCTGCAAAAGTAACAGTATCATTACCTCTTTTATACTTGTTAACACCGAGAGTAAAGTGAGGTACAGGTGCTTTAATAACATTAAGTTTTAAAGTTTCCTGAGCTTTTGAAATCTTGTCACCCTCAGCAGCGCTGTCAGGATCTCCACTATAAGCGGCATTAATAATATTATCAATATCATCAACAATAAGTGAGAAGAAGCCAGTTCTAGCAGCTTCATAATTAGCAAGATTAGTGCTTATATGTTGAGCAGATAAGCTATTTGACATTTTCAATTATCTCCTTTCAAATTAAATTGACTCAGTTGCATTTACTGCAGTTTCGCCGAAGGAATCTTCAAGAGAGACTTCGAGGTCAAAATCTTCTACAGCTTCGATAGGAATAATTCTAATCTTGGCTTTTAAAGTTGCTTTATTTGGATTCTCTTCGTAAACTTTTATAATTTTATAATCACGAATTCCTTGGTCTGCTTTCATAGACTCGAGAGTCGGTCTAATAGCGTTTTTAAAGTTTACCCAAAGCTCATCACTATTTGGATCAAAAGTAAAACGACGACATGCTACATAGAGCTGTTTTTTAATAGTTGTACATAATTGTCTGATATTTAAGAAATGTCCTGCTTTAAGATTTCCACCACCGTCTTCACTAGGTAGTATAAGTGCTGTTCTGTTTCCCCAAAGATAGTAATTACCTCTAAAGTTAGCAATTACGTTACAGGCAAATTTTGGTTGCGCTGTTTGTTCTTTAGTAATGAATCTTGGTTCGAGTGCATTTATTGCAATTTCTCCAAGTTTAACAGAAGTTCTTTCTACTGCATAACTAGAGACACCACGATTATAACCTGCAGCAGCATACCATTCAGCAAAACCCTGTCTTAGTGAGTTCATAAAGCATGCTAGATAGTGAAAAGCACCAGGAAACTTATTATTATTAAATTTGTCATCAGAGGACATATCATAATAAACACTTGGCACTGTTAATGCACAGTACGCACCATTATCACCGATGCTGCTTGCTACCTCATCGAGTGCTTCTATAATACGTTCTTCAGGTGTCAGGTCTAGATTTTCTGTTGTATAAGAATTTTCAGCTAGTTCTATTAGAGCAATGCAATCTCCCCTGCCGCTATTTTTAACTACATCACTATACATAGCTAAATTTGCAATACAACTATTGGCTGCATTAATTAATCCAGTATCTGATATAATTAGCGTATTAATTTCATTTTCAATATTCGTTATATCATTATCAATTAATGTTTCTATAGTTGTTTTGTTATTAATATGATAAGCAGCTGGCACGGTATATGTAGTTACTTCATCATTATTATCATTAAATCGAGTATCAAGCCTTACAAAACCTCTATAGTCACCATTGTCACCTTTATCTAAACTTTCATAATTCGTTGCTGAAATGGTAAATACACCATTTTCAATATCAGATTCTTCAGGGTCTAGATCCATACTGGTTAAAATTCTTCCATACGCTTTCTGAAGTTCATCGTCAAGAGCATCTTCAAAACTTATTGGATTATCGTTTGTTTCATCTTCAGCCTCATCTCTGACTCGTCTATTCGCAAGCTTGACAGCCTCTTCTTTTGCTTTAGCCCATATATTTAAGGCGCCATCAGCAATAGCAAGTTTGCTTTCAAGAGCAGTTTTTTGTGCGCGGATATCATCACCAGTAGAGGACTCCAGAAGTCCATGAGCAATAAATCTAAAATCATAGCTAACTTTATCCTTAAAAGGTGCCCAAAAGCTTTCTTGTCCCAGTTCTGAGATATTTTCTATTGGCTTAAATACAATAGGATAACCAAGATTCAATAGTTCATACGCCATCTGATTGCCATAGTGATATACTATAGTACCGTCATCCATTTTATGCTCTGGTGCATCTTTACCAATAGCTGCGTCAAAATCCTGTTTAGAACTTAATTCATATACTCCATATGAATCAGGCTGTACTTTAGTTGTTCCTTGTACGTTTGCATTATTGCGAAATCCTGCAATCAATACCGCATAATTGGCATACTGACCAGTTACCCCAGGATTGGTATAATCTTTTTCATTAATAAGTATTTTTGGCATACCAAATATATCTCCTTATTTTAATTTATTTATACAAATAATAAACTGAACTTTGTATTTGTTCAGAACTTCAATTAATTTAGCAAATTATTTTAATTCATATTCAAATAAAATCTCTTCCTCCTGTGGGTCTTGAATTTTATCTGCAGTAGTAACTTCTACGCCGATTAGTTTCCATCCACGTTTTTGAGGAATACTAAATAAAAACCCATCTTGTAATTCTAATTGAATAGTCCACTTATAAAATTGACCTGCAAAAAGATGAGTAGCAATGTCACTAGTATCAGATACCGTACTGAGTACTCTTAGATTGGCTGTATGTCTTACAGCGTACTTATCGTTGTAAGGAACCTCTATAATAATTTGTGGGTTATTAATCAACTTAAATAAATATTGACGTATATATTCGTCAGCTTCTATACGTTTCTTTGTATAAATATCTAGCTGATATGTAGTTTTTATTGGAATGACATTTAAATGTACTGCAGTAGCCGTATCAGAATCTGAATCTAAGACCAAGCCATCGAAAGATTTATTTTGTTTTATAGCTGATTCAATTTCAATATCTTTATTTCTAGATATAGCAATCAAAGGAAGTTTTAATGGCTTATCGTTCGTATCTTCAGCATTGAGTTGAATAAGCCTATTGGACTCATCTGGTGACAGAACTCTAAGTTTTGAAGAATCTGCTAGCCAGCCTTTTATTTTCTGAGTAATAGCTTCATCATAATAACTTATTGCCATAAGTAAACACCACCTATTAATATTTTAGTGCGCTTTGTAGAATTTTGCTTCCTGGTATAGCGCCATTTCCATATGTAATTAGTCGAGCAATTTTATCCAACTTAGGATCTTTGAACATTAATATTATATTTCCTGAATCATCGTTATAGTGAGTTAAATTTAGTAAAAGTTTAACGCACATATCTTTTAAAGATATTTTATATTGTTGTTGGATATATCTTTCCATTAAAATTTCCGTCGCGTGAAATGGATAACTTCTAACTATATAGTAAGCATCTAGCATTGTGTTGCGGTAAAGGTAATCTTGCGGGACATGTTGGTTATTATTAACAGTAAAAAACATATTATTTAAATCTTGATACTAGAATACTAACTAGCTCTTTCGCTTCCTCATTAGATAAAGTCTCATTTGAAAAAATAGTAGATACTAAAGCGGTAGCCTCTTTTAAATTGGCTGCGGATATGTTTGAAAAACCTTTATGAGAAAGTGCCGCGCGCGCCTCTTTAATGCCATTAGCTATACTTAAATACTGAATAGTGGCAAAAGCATGCTCAGGTGTTTTTAGCTTTGATGCTAAAGTATTTATACATACAGAGGTCTTTCCTTGGTTTTTGATAGGTGCTGTATTATCGCCTATAAGCTTATGAACTAAACTAATATCATTTAGCAGCACAGAGGCACTTTTAGTTGATACTGAGGCTAACTTACTCTCTGGAATGCTATTTATTTTTTCAATAGACGCGTTTTTCAGAATCTGTAAAAAAATACGTTTATTCTTATTTTGTGTTTCTACAGTATACTTACCATCAGTAGCAACTAAAACTTTTTTTTGGTAGTCAAGGTAAGTGCTTATCTCGGTTACTGATTTGGTGTATAAATCTTTGCAGTAAATAATATTATAATTAGAAACTCTAAAGAATTCACTGTGTGCTATTTGTTTTTTAGCAATAGCATTATGTATCGCTTTATAGGTATTTGAATTTAGTAACTTAGTTTGCAGTAGTTCTTTTTGTACATATGGTAACGATAAAAAGGCAAGAATCGGATTTCCAGCTTTTTTGAATCCTAGTACAGTAATATCATTTTGAAGCTGATCACCTAACTGTTTCAATAGTTCTGCATTAGCACTTCCAAAAACAGCATTAAAATATTCATTCCAAAATTGTTTTTTAATCGTATATTCTGATTCACGAGACTCTTGGTCTAAATTACGATTTGCATCAAGCCGCGCCTTAAGGTCTTTTGCCCAATCGTAATTTGCAGGGTATTTCTTAGCGGCTTCTGTTGATTTAGCTGGTTGTTCAGACTTTGTAGCTTCATTTTTATCAACAGTGTTATTACTAGCAACTTTTGCATTATTTAAAATCGACTGCAGGTTTACGGTCAAAAAATCTGATTCAAATAATTTTTCTGACATTAATCATCGTCCTCTCTATCTATGAGTAATGGCATATCTTCTTTTTCATGTGCCGTAGTTATAAGATGCTGCTCATCTACTGATTCGTATTCTAGAGCAATTTCACATGCTATAGAAGCAGGGTAAATCATAATATTAGACATACTTATTACACGGAAAGTTCTGCCTTCACCATCGTCAAGTCCGCTTGGAACTTCAAATAAAGCACCGACCTGAAGGTCTGGTAGATCATAAGGAACATGAATAACAGAAGAACCTTCTTGTAGTTCTGCCACCCACCCAGCTTTTCTTAAGGACTTCTGATCAGGGTGTTCTTCGAATAAACAACCAACTAATATTTCTGGTTTATATCCTGTTTGAATGTCAGCATACATGTCATACTCTTTATTTTTAAGTGGAGCTTTATATTTACAGTTAATACCATGCAATGCCGTCATCTGCTTAAACCACGACCTATGAAGTTTTATATCTTTATTAAGCAAGATGCCATAGTTTGTTTTAATATCTGACATAAAAGCTCCTTTCAAAGAATCTTAGAAAGAATGCTTGAAATATTTCAAGCATTCTTTCTATATAAATTACTTACGAGTAAAATTAAAAGACTCAGCAATAAAAGTCTTATTTAATGTTTTAGTATCACCAGTGAGAACGAATTGCTTATCAAGCCCAAGCTTTTCATTTAAGCCATGTAGTACTGCTTTGCCTTCTTCGTTAGTGTATGCTTCGTTAAAAGTATAAGAAATATTTCTAGTATTACCTGAAGTGAAAAATACTTTACCATTTACTGAGAGTTTTTCATCTAAATAAGAGCATTCAGTAAGTCTAAAGCCGGCAACATTTCCGTAAGCTTCTACTAGTGAATCTGAGATTAGCTTTTCTAAAGCGGTTTCTTGTAGCTCTTCTACACCAGACATTAAGGTAGTTAATCCTTCTGTTGTAGCCTCTTCGTTTGAAGTAGCTTCTTCTGATTGACTTTCTTCTTCAGTTTGATTCATACCGCCTTTAGCCATAAGTTTAGCGCCCTTCATGGCTTTTTTAACAACATTAAAATACTTTTCTAGCTGATCATTTTCAAGCTCACCTTTAAAGTATTCACATAAAAATACAGCATCAGTGCCATTTTCATCCTTAGCTAGGTAAACAAATGCAGGCCCATTACCAGGTTGGGTACTCCAACCCTTTGCAATATTGTCAGCATCCTTGTAATTTTTCTTAATTTGTTTTCCGTTCTTACCAAGTACCAAGTCTTTATTATTAAAAGACGGCGCCATTGTAATAAGCTTACCATTAGAATACTTTTCAGTAAAGCCTAAAACAATGAATGTGTGGAATCTTTGATTTTTCTCATCAGGAATAAGTTTGCCAGAATTATCTACTTTAACAGTACCGTAATCTTCCATAGCGTTTTCACGAACCCAGTCAGCCTTAGCTTCGCGAGATTTTAACTTACTAGATATTTTATCTATGGTGTCTGCAAACTTATCTTTTACTTTATCAAAAATACCTTCTTCTAATTCTTCTGAAGTCTCGTTTAGCTCTACAATTACTCTGCCTTCTTTTTGTGCAGCGAGCTCACGTGCTTCTTCTTTAGAAGTACATGGTACTCCGGCATAAGTCCCATCTGAATTTATTACAGCATATTTTAAAGTTTCATTATTTACATTTACAGATTCAGTAAGTTCATCATTTTGTTTACCAGCATCTTCAGAGATAATGCCAAGAGGATCTAACACTTTATCTAGAAGACCTTCTTCTACTTTTTCATCCTCATTAAATTCATCCATCATTGCTCTTGCTTCGCCGTCAGTTATAGGTTTTTTAAATTCAGGTGAATTAATAAGCTTTTCAAAGTCTTCTGCCGAGGTTTCAAGTTCAGTATCTTCTGTTAAGTCTTCTGTTAAGCTTACAGCATCAGCAGAGCTAGCATTGAAAGACTCATTAGCTTCAGACTCATCATCTTCAATATCTAAATCAAGTTCTTCTAAATCACCGCCAAGGTCGAGGTCTGCTAAATCTTCTTCAGATCCGTCTTCATTAGGCTCTTCAACAGATTCATCATCAACAGGAATATCCTCACCGTCGGTCATCTCAAGTTCAGTGTCGTCAGTAGCTTCTTCAGGCTCAGCCTCACCAACTTTACCAATCAAAGTATAGCCAGATTCATTACCACAGTGCTGACAAACTTCATTTACATTTACAGTTGTTGGATCATCTTCAGATTCTACAATGTCTTCTTTGTCTTTATAAAATAAAGTCATACATTGAGGACACTGCATAATATATTTACCGACATATGAAGTTAATAAGTCTTCAGGTGAGTCTGCGTCTAAGTCAACAATTTTCTCAATACGGGCTAATTTAGCTTTAGCTACTTCAGCCTCTCTTGCCTCTTTTGCATTATCTAGACCATCAGTAGTACCAATATCATAATATTCTTCAAAAAGTGCATCAAATTTAGATTTGCGTGAGAATATTTCAGTCAGTGCTGGCTTGTTAGCCTTTACACCTTTTTCAGCTACTGGTACGTCTATTTCATCTAAAGCTTTAAATGCGGCTTCTAAGTCAAACTTTGTAATAGATTCTTTCATTTATAATAGTCTCCTTAATCAATTAAGTATGTCATATTAGAATTTAATCGAAGAAGTTCACGAAGCTCTTTTAGCTCTGTATTGCCTTCTTCTAAAATTTTATCACCATCTTGTGTCCAAAGGGCATTGGACTGTGCAAAGCGTGTTCTAATTCTTCCTAAAACTACTTTAGTCAGCGCGACACAATATTTAATTAAAATATCAATCCAATAATCACTTTTAATATCTTCAACACTGGTTAATTTTGGTATATATTCAATAGTAACCATGCTAGGTGCAGAGTTAGCTCTATTAATATATAATTTTTTATTATGGCGGTCTTCTTTAAAAGACATGTCTGTTGACATCGTATTTTTCATTTGATACATAGACATCCATGAAGCATAATTCATAACATAGTCTTGTAGATTATACATTGTTCCACCATTGCTGAATATTGCAAACTGGGCCATTTGAATTGGGTCATTAGTAACTGAAATACCGTTAGCATCTCCAAGGCCTTCTGTTCTGTACACTTTAATAATAGAACTAACTTTTTCTTTAAAAAATTCTCCGTCTAAGTCTATACAGCTTGCAAATGGCACTGTTATCATTGTGCTTTCATCAAAAAATCTTTCAAGCTCTCTTAATGCTTTTTTAACAACAGAGACAAGAGTTTCATCATTTATTTCCATTTCTAATATATGGCCTGTTAACTCAAGCTTAATTTCATCTAAAATGTCTTCAAGTTTCACTTTTTCATCTCCTTGCTAACATATCAATTAATTTAGCAAATAATTTATAATACATGAACGTTAATAATAAAAAGAGACTTCGTGCGAAGTCTCTTTTTATTATTAAATTTAGGCGGTTAAGTCGATTACAGCTTTGCTAAGTTTATCAGTAGAGCCAGCTGCTTGGTCTGTTTGTGGCATAACACTTCTTGGAGCAGCACCACTTACCGGCTGGCTGCTTGAACGCATTTCACCTACATTATTAGCTATAGTATTTGCAACAGCTTCTTTAGAATCGCCTCTACCTTTGGCCTGCATAGCTTTTACTACTTCGTCACAGATATTATCCATAACGAATTTTTTAATTTCTTCATTAGAGGTTGTTAGCATATTGTCATTACCAACTTCATTTACAAGTTTAGCGGCTGGGTTGGAGGCAACAATAGCTAACTGCGTAGCTTTTAACATATCTTCCCAAGTAACACCATCAATAGCAGGAAAGTTCATTACTTTAATAGTACAGTCACCACCATTAAGGGCATAAGCTTTAGACCATCTATGGTGACCATCAATAATATACTTACCAGCATAAGTAATAGTTGGGTCATTAAATGCTTCTGTTGGTTTATTAATAATGTCAACTGCCCAACCTGGTTTATTAATCATACCTAAAGATTTAGATAAAGAAATATTTTGTTGTGTTGGAATAAGCTTTGAGCACTTAATACCTCCAACTTCTACACCAGATTTTTTAACTGTTTTAATAGCATCATCACCAAGTTTATAGTGTTGTTTGAGATAATTTAAAAATGCTTCAGATTTACCGTCACTTTGAAGAATTTTAACAAACTGTTCATAGTCACTGTTCTTAAGCTTATTTAATACTGCTGTAGCTTCTTGGCTATTACCTGAAGCTGTGTTTTGTTCTGTTTTTTCAACTTCAGTATTTTTTTCTTCAGTAGCTGTTTCAGTGTTATTTGTAACTTCATCAGCTTCATATAGACGGTTTAGTTCACTAAATGCTTCTTCAAGTGAGTAAAGAGTATCCGCATCTGCATGATTCGAAAAACCTTCAGTAAGACTTTTATCATTAAAAAACCTACGTCTATCCATAGTGTAAAAACTCCTTGTAAACTATTATAATTTTAATTCTAAATAATTTAGCTAATTTTATGCTTATAAAAGGTAATAAAAAAGAGGCTTCTTCGGAAGCCTCTTTTAAAAATGTTTAATAATTAGTCTACGATACGGCCTGCAACAAGGAGAGAATCGTTAAGAAGAGCTTTAGCATACCAAGTACTGAAGCCCTGAGCAAGACCGCCATCAGGAGTACCAAGAAGCTGAGTAGGAACGATTGCCATGTAAGGTGCATAAACACCAGCAGAACTCATCATATCGTTACCATTCAAGCCAAGGAAGAACTCACCAGACTTAAGCATAGGAGAAACATAAACGTTTAGACCGTCAAGCTCACCAACTTTATAAGGACCATTCATCTTAGCATTCTTAACAGCAGTGAAGCCGTTTACGAAGCGAAGAACAGGAAGAACATCAGAAGCAATTACCATATAGTTAGGATGGAATTTCTTAGTTCTGTTGTAGATGATAGCCTTACCCATTTCAATAACCTCTAAGAAGCCATTGTAATGCTCGAACTTAGAAACACCAGCAGGAAGGGTCTTAGACCAATCAGCTAGATTATCATCATGTGCGAAAGCAGCGGTGTAGAGCATGTCAACGATCTCAGTATCGATTTCATAAGCTAACTCGCCACAAGCCTGCTCAGCAATCTGCTTGTCGAGAGAGAAACCGTAATCAGTCTTAGCCTGGAAAGCAGTAATCTGATCATAACGAACAGCAATTCTGCGAGGCTCAGCAACTAGAGGAATATGCTTCATTCTAGGACCGATTGCAGGAATTTCAGTAGCAGGAACTTGTTCCATCTGGAATCTATCAATGATATAGGCAACCTTATCGCCTTCTTTAATGCCAGAAATATCATTTGTATATTTACCATTTACTTTATAAGTAGCGGTCATAGGAGCATGGCTGTCTTCTGCTAAATATTTAAAGCCATCAGCTTTAATAGTAAGGCCAGTGCCCTCTTCACCCTCTTCGAAAGCAAGCTTGCCTTCCGCACCGATAGTCTCAACAACAACCTGAGAAGTGAAGTTCATACGGGCGTCGTCCATCTTACCATGGCCGAATACGCTGTTGAACATATCATTCTTCTTAACGCCGCCCTTATCAGTAAGAGAAACGTACTCAAGATAAGCAACAGAACCGCTATAAGAAGTCATAGGATGAACGATAACAAGGTCATTAGCAATAAGAGAAGGAACTGCAATGTTAGTTAAGTTGAGGCAGAACTTCTTCCAAGCGCCCATGCTATCACGGCTAGTAGCACCGATTTCAGTGTTTAAGGACTCAGTGATCCAACGATTAGTATTGTCTAAAAGAACAGCAGTAGTAAGAGCTGTATTGCTAGACATAGTTTTGCCTTCAAAGTTCTTAGCAACATAAGCTTCAGCAACTTTGAGCTGGCGAGAATAAGTCTCTAAAAGATTTTGTCTCATGATTATACCTCTTTCTAAAAGTTAATAATTGTAATTTAATAATTTTATATGAGCTTATGTATTACTTCAATCCGGCAAGCTCTAGAAGGTCATCATCAACCTCATATCCATATTCTGGGCTTCTGTTTACCTGTTTAGAAACAGATTCAGCAATACGGGCTGAAGTTTTTGTTCTTCCGCCGAATGGAAGTCTACTGAAACTTACAGTAGAATCAAGGATTTGGTCACAAACAGCATCAACATCTGCTAGAGTGTAGTTTTCATTGAGGCGGCTTGTAATTTCAGAAGGCTGAACACCTAACATGCTTGCTTTAGATTCAACATATCTAGTAAGTGTTTCAATAAAGCGAGCTTTATATGATTTAGCTAAGTTTGTTCTTTCCTGAAGTTTTTCAGTATAAACTTTAGTCTGACCTTCTAATTTAGCTTCAAGAGCCTCTGACTTTTTAGTAAGCTTTGAAAGTTCTTCATTAAGACGTCTCTCAGCAGCTTTACTTGTGTTCATACTCTCTTTTAGCTGTTGTGCGTTATTAACCTTTTCAGTTAATGTTTCAATAGTTTTGCTTGATTGTGTTAACTTTTCTGTGAGCTCTTTTACTTTAGATTGTAGCTCAGGAACTTTTGCAGCTTCTGCACTAGTATTTCTAAATGCAGTTCTGTACCGTGTTAATTTTTCTTGTAACTCTTGTTCTTTGGCATCGCCAACTGTCTTAGCCTTACGCAAATCTTTAACTTCGGTTTCCAAAGCTTCCTTCTGACGAATCATCTCTTTTAAGCTTTCAATTACTTCAACATCTCCGTCATCATCGGCTGTGTCTTCGTCCTCGCCAACTTCTTCGATAGTTTCAACAGGGGTTTCTTCATCTTCAGTTGTCTCTATATTTGAATCTGCCTCAACTGATTCTTCATCAGTCTCTTTGCAGTGAACACCTAGAACTAAAACAGGCTCTTCACCATCTTCATCTACAAAAGATGTGAAGCCGTCTAACTCATGCTCTTCGCCATTGATTTCAACAGGCTCAAGTTCAACTTTAGTGTCATCATCGAACTCCTGGAGAAGCTCAATAGCATCTTTAACAGTATCAAGATTTTCTGTTTCTGTGTTATCAATATCTACAAATACTTCTGCAGCGGCTTCTTCAGAATCTTCTAAGGGTTCCTCTTCTGTAGCTTCGTCAGCAATATCCTCAGCAGACTCTTCAGTAGACTCTTCAGTTACTTCCTCAGAAGATTCTTCAGTCACTTCATCGGCTTTATCATCAGAATCTTCATCTGCAGGCATTTCTTCTACAAGAACTTCTTCTTCAGCATCTGGGTCCATTGGAATATCCTCAGCAGTTAAAACTTTTTTTTCTGCTTTAACTTCTTCATAAGCCTCAGTAAGTTCTTCTTTAATATCTATATTTAAATTTTCTAAAGCTTTTTTCATAGCATCTTTATCCTCTTCTTTTGCAGCTTTGTAAGACTCTGCAAGAGCTTTCTTAAGCTTCATACCATTAGAGTCTAAAGATTCACAAACATTAAGTCTTGCTTTTTTAACTGCAGGTAGTTGAACAATATCCCAAGTTTCGAGAAAAAATGTTTCTGGATCTACTTGATTATTATCCATAACGTCTCCGGAGCCTCGTGAGCTAATTCCGGGAACGAATCCGTAATCTACAAGCGTTTTTAGCAATCTACCATTAGGAGTATCTAAAATATCAACATAGGCAACTAAGTCATCACCGACAATTTTAGGAACTTCTGGAATGCAGGCACAAGCTTGCTTCATATCAGTTTCTTCTCTATCAGCAGGATGCCCTAATTCCAAGAAAAGTGCTTTAGTGGCCACTTTTTCTAAGAAAATGTCATCTTCAAGAGCTTTCTCCCAAAGAGGTTTATTATATAGTCTTCCGTTTCTAGTACTCTCAACACAAGTAGCGATAGGACCATATAATCTACCTAATATATGCCTAGCTGTCATTTCTTCCTGCGATAATGGCTGCATTTGTAACGCTTCAAGAATTCTTTTATTCTTTATATCCATAATCGTCCTCTTTAATTACAGCATTCTAAATAATTTAGCAATTTATTAAATTATAAACTTAATAAATTATTAAATTATTCTACATCTTCCTGTTCGTCAGAAGTGCCTTCGCCACTGTTGACCTCAGGATCTTTTTCAGGCTCACTTGCTACAGGAGCTTTAGGCTCTTCAATGTTTGCAGGTGCAGGTTCATTGGTATCTGTGTCCTCTACTAAGATTTTTTCAAAGCCTTCAATTTTGCTACCAGTAGGTTTGCCCTCTTTGTCAAATTTAGCAGCAGTAGTGTCAGCTACATAGAACTCGCCTTCATATTCATAAATAGTTTTGCCTGCATACTCAGCATCTTTAAAAGAAGCTAATTTTGTGTCATCAGCATTTGGATAGATGCTAGACTTAGAAGCATAGAAAGTTCTTTCTCCGCCAGCAGCAACATCATAAACTACTTTATAACCGTTCTTATAATTCATTATAAATGTCTCCTTATATGAATAGTAATTTTTAAATATTTAGACTTACTGTCTAATCAATTAATTTAGCGAATTTTTTTGTAATAAAATAAAAACCATAGCTTAGCTATGGTTTTTATTAAAAATTAATTTAAAGCTTCTCTACGCCCACTGATATGCTCAAGAACAATTAAGTCTGTTTTTAGCAGTTTGATTAAAGCTAGACAGTGTTCAAGCGCACCAGTAGCATAGTAGTTATTTAATACTCTAGTTATTTCTTCTGCTCTTACTTCCCGCTGAAAAATTTCTTTGTTAGAAGTCAACTTTTTTGCGTATAAATTAATCTGAACAAGTAGACAAGATAAAGTTGTAATTATTTCGTCAGGATCTTCAATTTCTTTTACAATATTATGATATAGCGGAGATTTTTTTTGATTGTGCTTTTTACGCAGCATCTCATAAAAGTTGGCTACCTCAATACCACGATTATCTAAGATAAACTTTAATACGTCCATTGGGATATCTTTTGTAGTGATAAGCTTTTTCATAGGGTTATCAATATTGATACCCTTATCTTCTAGCGAGACTAAAATAGTTAAACAATCGTTTTTTGTAATCATTTTTTAAATGCCTTTCTAATCAACTTTAGTTATTTTCTGAAAAATCTTTTTCTGAGTCCAAGTCAGCAGGGGAAGGAAGATCATCTTCTGTTAAGATATTACTAGTAAGTTCTTGTTCCTCAAGAAGAATGTCGCCTGTTCCTGTATTAAACGCTTCTAACGCATCAAGTGAACCGAGGTCCATGTCTTCTTCTGCAGATGATTCTGTTTCAGCGCTGTCCATATCTGCGGCCTCCGATGCAGTGTCTACTTCCTCGCCTTCCTCTTCAGCTTCAAGAGCAGCTTTTTCGATAGCCTCAATTTCAGCATCAATTTCAGTGTTAAGAGCATCACCATAATTGAGCGCCGATAGTAAGGCTTTTAGAATACGTAGACGACGTGGCTTGTCTTCGATATCAGTAAATAGACCTTGCATACTGCTAATAGCATTAATCTTATTTGTTAATTCATTACGATAATCAATTTCTTCTTGAGTTACTGGTGCTTTCATTTTTAAAGTGAAGTTATTTAGATAACTCTTAAGTCCTTTGTTTAACAGGAATAGATTAATAGCATCAGTAATAGCTTGAATCATTGCATTTTGTACACTTTTAACACCTTTAGCATAAACACTAGATAAAATAGATAGCGAAGTACCACCATTAAACCCGGCCCCATCGTCTGTCCAGCCAAAGTACTGTTTAGGAATGCCGTAAGAAGAATAAAATTTATTATTCCACCAATCAAGGTCTGCTAGATTTTTTACTTCAACATCCCCGCCAACAGCTTCAACAGTAATCTGCCCTTGCCCGCCATGAGTAGCAAAATAAATATTATTTTCAACAGGACCTGGATTATTATATTCTGACATAGAGTTTCCAACATTGATCGCACTCTTCTGCTCCATCATATCTTTAACTCTACGTAGTACTTGTTGTACTTGTTCTTTCGGCATATCACCGACTTCAACACCTACTTTACGAACGATGCTAGAACGTGTAATTCTATTTAAGAGCGCCGCATTCTCAAGTAGTGCTTTTTCACGCCAAATTTTATATGAATCATATAATAGTGACTTGCCACGACGAACACTATAAGACTGGCTCTTCTTCCCGTCTTCACCTATGAAAAGCTCAACTTTCTCAGGAAATCTTGTAAAGTTATCTTCTAGACAGGCGTGTACAAAGTCGTCTGCTTGATACACATTTACATCAGCTGACTTCATTCTAAAGTTATATGTACCTGTCATAGATGACCCAGAAAAAGCTGAAGTAGCATCTAAAGCAGACTCATTATTAGGCACTTCTATATAGCCATATGTTTTACCAAATTTAGTTAGCTCAAACATTGTGCCTGGGTCATCAACAGGTTCTACATAAAAACTGTACGGGTCTGTATCAGAATGTAAGTTTAAATTAACCGCTTCGTCAAGTTTATCTGCATGTGAATTTTTATTTAAATCGTCATATGCTTCATTTAGAGTGCTACGAGCAGAGTTAGCGATATTAACGTTATCAGGCGTAAATAGCTCATCTGCATAATCCGATTCTCTATACAGACGTAGGTATAGGTCACCATATTTTAACAGTGCGTATGTCCAGCCGTACATGTTTTTATCGGCATTCATTATATTTAGTATATAGTTAACAAATTTGCTAATCTGTGGATCATTAGCTTCACACCAAATAACATGTCCATTATCGGCCGGTTCACAAACATCTTCTGCATAGGTTCTTAGAATAGCAGAAACAGAAGAATCTTGTGCCATGGTGTCAATAAGTTGATATACTTGATCTCTTGCGTTTGAGATGCTGGTGAAGTTCTCTAATGAGGACATATCCAGTCTGCTGGTTAAACCAGCCTCGATAATATTATCAACTAGAGTTTTTTGAACATCAATATCTAAAGTTGTGGTATTGTCCAGTGTCACAGGCTGTGTTTGACTACCGACTAGTGGATGTGATGTTTTCTTTTTTGTTTTATTTTCAGCCATAATCTACGGTCTCCTCTTATAAAATAATAATACCGTTCATAATATCTTGGTATGTTTCATATTCTTGTTTTTTCTGTTGAGCTACTACAGCATCAGCTGCAGACATATCAAAATAAATTTTAGTTAATTCTTCTTCAAAGGAAGCAATCATTTGATGCTTTTTGTAGTCATCAGAGTCAGCTACATTAACATCTAAAGACGTTTCTAGATTTTCTCCATAATCATAAGCATATTCTTCTGCAAACTCACTTGCTAAAAATAGTGAACCGCAGACTGCGTCAGCCTGGTCTTTTGAGAAATTTTGTGGGTGGTCTATATGGCCATCTGAAAGCCTCTCTAAACTGACTATTTCTTCAGTAAGCAATGTACAATCCTTATACATTTGTATATGACGTTCATATATAGCAGATTTAAAAAAAGCATATGGTAAACACGTTTTTGTAGAGTTATCTACACGGTCAACAGAAAGTATTTTAGTTTTAAATCCATCACTTTTTAACTGCTGCTGAATTTGAGCGCTTTGATAGGTATCCGAGCTGACTCCTTTTATAGCAAAACCTCGGTCTCTTAACCAACGTATAAAGTTTCTATTTTTTTCAAAACTTACTTGAAATCCTTTAGGGGCTTTGACTGACACAGAAAAAGCTAATTTAAACTCAAGTTCTTTACTCGGGTCACTACTACCTGCTTGCTGAGGGCGTTTTCCGGTTATCCAAACACCAGCAATACCAGTTTTGTCTCCAGATAAAGACATATCAAGATGTATAAATAACGGTCTAGCCATGTCCCTAGGATTAACACGTGATAAATCAAAGAAGTTAGAGTATTGCATCACATCATCTGGACTATTACCAACTTCAATAACGTCTTTAGTAAATGGATTTCTATAAGTATCTGTCTTTATCTGGTTTAGACGGACACCTGAGATATATTTAGTCGTACTTGAAGTTGAAATACCTGCATTATCAGTGAGGGCAAGGTCCATGTTATCTTCAAAAGCTTCTCTATAAATAGGAGGAACTTTTAGCATAAAGTAACCTTTTTCTCTATAAGCGTTTACTTCTTCTTCAGTAGCATCTATAGGTAGAAGTTCATGCGCTAAGAATTTATTACCGACTGCAACATAAAAACTTCCAGGGTCATCTGGAGATCCTTTATCATTTCTCACTACCCACTGTGGTTCATCTACAATTAGAGTTGTCTTACTCTCATTTTGTCGCTTCATTTCTATGTACGATTCCATAAAAGCTTGTTCAGAATCTTTTGATGAAGCAATAATATTCATCGTTGGAAGATAGGTGCCTTTACCAAAACGAGAAATCATACGAGCATCAATCTGAGAAATCATCTTTTTTAATTTTGCTTTTTGTTTTTCTACATTATTACCAACGCCGAAGTTAACTTCATCAGAAAAGTTTGAAAATAGGGCACGACCAACAACGTGACGATTGCTAGAACCAAATACAAGCTCAATTCCCTTTGGAGGTTGCCACTGTGGGTTTGTTCTACTAGCGTTCATATTACCGCGTTCCATAAACCAGTCGGAACTTTGTAATAATTGTTGCATTTTATCCCAACCAACACCTTGAGCAGCCTCTAATGTGACGTTTAGCATTGAGAATGTGATCTTGTCTATTGGCTGCATACCGTAGTATGTATAAGGGTCTTTTAGACACAACATTCTATATAATAAATATAGCTGACATACTACTGCGATAAAAGATTTACCAAGACCGATAGAGCCGGTTAAAATTACAGTATTGTATCTTGTAGTTAAGTTATCGGGAAATATCTCTTTTAACTTTTCAACCCAATATGGGAATACTGTGCACTTTCGCTCTCCAGTAAACTCATCTTTAATATAGAGTCCACGCCCAAGATAGCGTTCATCCGAAATAAACGTCATTATGTCTACTGGTACTTCTTCAAAGTCGGAATATTTTAGGTCTTCTAACGTGTTTGAAAAACCTTCTTGCGAGTACTCTTTTAAAATTTCAAGTGCAAGCGCACGCTCTTCAGGAGACAGGCTATTTAGTTGTTCTAAACTTATTTCGTTTGATATCATCAAGTCGAAAATTCTCCTTTTTACTATATATTATACAATATTACTTTTTATCTTCCGTTTCTTCGTGTGATGCCTCTGTTGCTTTGGTAGCAGAGGCCTTATTGTCAGAAGTTTCTTTAGTTTCTTTATCCTGTTCTTTAGAAAGTTTATCAGCATAAACTGGGTTAATATTAGAACCTTTTTTAAACTTTCCACGATTTTTTGCCCAGTCATTAATAACATCGATAAGGTCTTTTCCAGTTTCTAAGTCTTCATTATCAGCTACTATTTCATTCTCAGCTGCTTCATCGGCAGGCACTCCATAAAGCTTTGGAAATACCAATTTTAGGAAAGCTTCTGGTTTTTTCTCAGATAAGAAATGACAATAGTTATTAATTACAGAGCTGACACGCATCATCCAGTCACCATTAGCTAATACTAATAATGAGTGTTTACAACCTCTACCTTTATCATCGTTGGGGTTTGCAATACCTTTGCCGGGTCCTGGGTCTTTAGAAGAATCATCAACAGACACATTTTTTAAGATATTCCAGTGAGCAAAGCGATATTTAAAATCTGGACAAGTACATTTTATATAAACATCTGTAGTATTAAATACTTTTGTCAATGCTTGAACAATTGTTCTATATTCAAGTTTATTGCCGTTATTTTTTATATTCTTATTAATTTCAGCAACAACGCCCTCAAGTTTAATAGTAACAGTATACTCATCGCTTTCTCCGACGACAGGAATATTCACTAATAAAATATCCTGTTTAAAAAGTGAGTTCATGTCTATCTTATTATAGCTTTTAACAGCATTAGCAAGTTTAGAGTACTTCTTTCTTTGGAATCTATTAGCGCCTCTTTCTTTGTTTTTATACACACCAACGTTTCTAGACTGTGCTATGAGAGAAGTACGATTAGCTTCTGTTAGTTTAAGTAATTCAGTTAAGCATTGTTCCTGAAGAGTTTGTTTTCTCATTACTATTTAAGTCCTTTCAAATGAATTACTGTATAATTTAGCAAATTATTTAGAGATAAAAAATAAAGAGTGCCTACTTCAGCACTCTTTATTAATTTTACATATTTACGTCAATAGTTCCACGAATATCATAGTGTTTAGTAGGTAACTGTGTAGTTGCCATTTGGCTAAAATCATACTTACCATTTTCATGCGTACTAGCTTCAATAACAAAAGGTAAACTTCTGACAGCTCTAAGTACTGAGCTTATTTCTGAGGCCTTTAGGTTATAGATATAAAACATTCCATTATCTTGAATTACAGGCGGATGTTGATTTGCCATTTTAGTAATTTGATTATATATATCAAGACGTTTTTTATTGTCTAAGCGTTCTTCTAAAGAAAGTCGTTTAGATACAAGTTCATTTCGATATTCTTTAAACTTATCTAGATAACCTTTATTACGAAGCTCTTTAAAAGCTAAATTTTCTATTGAATATTCACCTTTTGATATTCCTTTTTTACGAAGTTTTTCATAAATATCTTCAAGTATCTTTACAACCTTTTTTTCGTCATCTAGCTTATCTGATTTTATATCATCGATAAGTTTTTTACAGTCAGCTTCCCATTCAGCTACAAGCTCATCAAGTGCCTTAGTATCATATTCTGGAATATCTTCAGCTACAGGCTTTTTAATCCATTTGTTTTTCTTTACTGAATATACACCATTGCTAACTCTAGCACTGTCCTCAGTCTCAACAAAGATCTCTAATGGAATATCATAAAGCTTTATATCAAGTTGTTTATTAAAAATAGTTCTATAAGCGCCATATAAAGCTGCTGCGATCTCTTTGTCATATTTGGCAGCTTTTGCATTAGCTAGTACATGTAGGTCTATATCACTATCTTTTGTGTAGTTATAACTAGCATTAGAACCAATAAATATTATATCTTCAACTTTTATTCTAATATCTTGCTCTTTTAAATCGGCTAAAAATTCATCTACAATTTCTAGCATTTTATCTCTAACACGATCTTTTAAAAGTTCTTCTTTTGTAAATAATTTTGAATTTAAAGTATTATGCTTTTCTACTGCTTCATTAAGGTTTGCTACATCTTTTTGTGAAATTTGTTCTATAAGTTCTGTAACAGAAACTTGATCACATAAACTTGCAATATACTGTGCGTCGTTTAGCCAAACATTATTAGCAACATTTTTAAGATCATTTGATGTATAGCCCCAGTTTTTAATTGCACGCTTTAGCTGGTCAATAAGTTCCTGCCAATCAATTGCTATTGCGACTATTAAATACTTTAAAGCTATATCAAGCTTAGGTTGAGGTGCTTTTCTTCTAACTTTAGTATTAGCAGCCTTATTATAAGAAGCCATTGATTTATTATATTTACCAATACTTACATTATATGAAATTCCCCAAGGAGTTTCATTAAAATGCGCTTTGTTCCATGCATCTCTGTCTGGTGTTCCTTGTTTAGCCTCATAACTTAGTTTGGCAGTTAAGAGTTTTTCAAAGTCCTCTCTACTAGGTATTACTAATTTAGGGTCTGTTATTTGTGGTACTGCCATATTAATCCTCCTTAACAGCTCGCATAGGAACAACAAATTTTAAGTTACAACCGTCGCAACAGCGCCCGTCAGCTGATGACATAAAAGGCTCAGGATTATTTCCATGACCTTCAACAGGTTCTCCGCAGATACAACAGAAATTTTCTTTAGCTTCTGTTAGCTTTTCACCGTATACATTATAATCATCAAAATCTAAGTTAAAGAAGCTTTCTTCTAACTCTGTAGCATCAGTCATACGGTCGGAGTACTCTGCTTTGAATTCTTTTTCAGGCGCTTTAGCAACATTTGCAAAATGTTTACGATCTTCTTCTTTTTTGATAGAAAGATCGTAATCCATGACTTTTACTTTATTTTTATCGTAAAGAATTCCATCGTCATAGTAATAAATAATATCACTATTCATAAGCTTTGAAACGTCTTTATCGTCGCCTAGATTATTTAAGGTATAAATAGAGCAGTTAGCATTACCAATTTCAATTAGAGCTTTAATAATTTCTGCTTTATTGCTGCAGAATAAATTCTGTGGGCGGATGTAGTAACGACGTACATATCTTTTTGCTTCAGTAAGTGCGCCTCCTTCTGATACAGCAGCATCTATGGTTGCACCTTGGTCAAAATCTGTACCCATAGCTTTATTAAATCTATCAATATTTAACCCAATACTACCGGTGGTATAACCTATAGAGTCACATACTTTTTTAGTTCTGCGTCTTCTCTTTTTGGCTTCAGCCATAGCTTCTTTATTTGTAGTCATTAGAAGTATTCTCCTTATGAAAAGTATATTTAAAAGAAAGACGGAACGCAGCGGTGGTGAAAGGCTAAGTCCACCGCCACGACCATCGTATAATTTAGCAAAAAATAAAACACCTTAAAAAATATTAAGGTGTTTTATTATATTTAGTTACCATAAAGGTCTTCATCAGAAATAGGCTCACCAGAAGGCTCATCGAAATCTACAAAATATTCGAAAGGCTCAAAGTCAGTACTGTGTATTTTAGTGTTATCTGGAACTTCGTCGTAAGAAGCTTCATAATTTAGTTCAATGTCTGCAGTAACTTTAGGTTCTACTGCTACTTCTACTTCTGGGGTTTCTACAGGTGCATTAGGTACAGCACAGTCTTCAGCCGCTAAACTAGCATCGCTAGTTAAATTTTCCAAACCGCCTATAAAAACATAATAACTAGTAAGTAGGTTTTTAAGTAGTTGAACTAAAGCAATATTTTCTTTAGTTGTTTCTATGTTTTCAATCTGATGCTGTAGATGTTCAATATCTTGCCAACTTTTAACTTCTAAGTCATTTAGAAAGTCTTTAGTAATTTTTATTTTATCTTTTAATTCGTATGTACTCATTTAGTCTCCTTAAGCGTCAGCAGTACTGAACGAGAATTGCTGTGTACCTCCACGTCCTTTAAGATCGCGTGGCAGTCTAGGTGCATTTATACCATCACGCCATAGGTACCAAACATAACCTGGAACAATATATGATAAAGCTTTTGGACCATTCCACCAATTTTCCATATCAGCGTCAGTCATGATAATAACATTTGTTGCTTGCGTACTAATAACATTTTTAACAATTTCATTCCAACCAGAGGTACCGCCAGAAGCACGAGCGTCTCCTGCATCCGTATAAACATCATCAGAAAAGTAAAATATATTTATTTTAATTTGTCCATTTTCTTCCATTTCAACTAGTTGTTGAACAGCTTTTTGTCCTACAGCAATATCACTCTCATCCCAAGAACCAGACTGGTCAAAATAAAAGTCAATAACTGGAATTTTCTTGTTTGATAACTCATTTATTTTTTTACCAGGCTGAAGTACGCCAGCGCCCATGTTACGTCTACTAATAGCACCCCAAGAGTCATCACGAGTTTCTTCTACGTGAACTTGTAGTGCTATGGCTCTATACAAACTACTTAAAAAGTCTTGGAAGCCTTTAAAAGAGCTTCTAGCACGAGCTTTATATTTATTTGCTTCTTTTTCGCGTGCTTGAACTGCTTGGGTCTCAGCACGAATTTGTGCTATATCTTCTGCAGATAATTCTTGCTGTGTTCTAGTACTAGCTATATCATCTTTGATTTCTTGTGCTTGAAGTGCACGATCTTCATCAGACGTAAATGTAAGGTCAGAGTCACCTAGAGCTTCTATCGCATCAAATACTCTGTTAATCAATAAATTGAATTCATCATCAGAAATATCTTTTAAACTTTTTGAAACTGCTTCAGTAAGCGATTCCAGAGCTTCTATGGCTTTTTCTAGCTCACGTACTAGACTAGCTGAAGCTTTTTTAGTTTTTGCTTTATCTAAAGCAACTTTAGCAGCCTGTAGTGTACGTTCACGCTTTATTTTACGGGCTTCCTGTTTTGTTTTGGCAGTTTCATCATCAAAAGTATCTCTTAGATTATCATCTAATAAGTCATCTTCATCAAAGTCTTCGATGTCATCGTCATCAGATAGCTCATTATCATCATAGCCGTCTGACGCAGCAGCATCATCTGATTCATCGCCGTTTAGCTCACCGGTATCATCGCTGAGTTCATCTGTATCTGTAGAAGACTCAGTACCATCAGCTGCTTCAGAATTGTCGTCAACATCAGAGTCGTCCTCTGTGCTATCTCCGTCAGCATCTGCTGAGGTTTCGTCACTTGTAGAATCGTCTGTTTCTGCATCAGTAGGTGTTTGTTCATCATCCGACTTTTCAGCATCTTTAGAAGTACCATCCCCTATGCTATCATCATCAGAAGCAGTGTCAGTGGTATCGTTTGAGCCGTCAGTATCACCGCTATCATCTGTACTATCGGTTGTATCACTATCAGCACCAGAGCTTGATGAATTACTAGATGAATCAGAATTGTTACTAGAATCATCTTCAGGGTCGTTATATTGTACCTGATCAAGGATATTATCTTCATCCTCAATTTCTACATCATCATTACTGCCAGGTGCTTGGTGTTTTCTCGATGGCTGAAGTAGATCAGGGTCTATCTCAACGTCTTCAGCACCACCGCCACCACCAGCTACTCCAGCTCCACCTCCAAAATTAGGTGGTGGAGTTCTTGAATCTAAAATAGCTTCGATTGCCTCTAAAGCTCCTCGTTTTGCTTCTGGATTTGTTAAGTCTAAACCAAGACTATCTAAAATATCTTTAATATCCATTTGTTATAACTCACCTTTCTTTATACGTCTTTTATAGCATCTCGTATTTGAGTTAGAACATCATCATCAAATTTACTTGAGTCCAAAGTTTTAACTACTTTATTCCAAGCATCTTTATATTCTTGCGAATTTGCCTTTTTCTTTATATTAAATTTTTGTGGATTATAGTTAATATTATCACCCATATTTTTTAAAACGTCAGAAGCCAACATTTTATCTTCAGGCGTGTACAATGAGCAAATAACTTCGCCTGTTTTTGGGTGCGTTATATCAAAAACTTCTTGCGGATCTGTTAAAGAAATTTCTTTAACGATGTCTAAAAGTTCTTGCTTTTCTGCATCTGACTCCATGTCTTTTAAAGCTTCATAGACAGTGATAACTAGCTTTTTATAGATATCAGCATAGTTGTTAAAAGCCTTTGATTTAATAAATATGTCCATAGGTGCACGAATGCCAGAAGGACGCATAAAGTCGCTATATCTAGTAATAAGCTCGGCACCTTCCATTTTCATCATATCAACTTCATTATAAGTACCATCTTTAATTGGTTTCCAATTTGGGTCACTTCTGATCTCACTATTGATTTTAATTAATTCTTTAGACAGTTCATCATACATAGCCTCAAGAGTCATGTTTGCCCAATTGCCTCTATGGTCTTCAGTCACTAATCCACCAATAACTTTACCATTTAGTTGCATAGCACGTACGATTTTTTTATCTGTAGAAGTATATCTTTTATTAGATATTTCAAAGTCCTCGATGCAGTTTAAAATCCTATGAAGACTTGAACTATAACGAATATGTTCATAGGCTTCATCAGGGTCATTTGCATGAAGCTTCTTAAAAACATACATCAATCTAATTTGATGCATCATTAAGTTATGAGCTAGCTCATGACGTAATAATACATCTAATTGATTAAAAATGCCTTGACCGCTACCTAAAAAGCCATCACTAATAAACACAGTTGCTTCATCAAAAGAAATAGCAGCTGTAAAGTCAGGATGCTTTTTAGAATCAATAATATTAAAGTCCAATTTCCAAAATCGCTCTGCATACTTTCTATGACCTTTATCTATTAAAAGCTGACAGAGAGCTTTTTTTGTGCGGCGCTCTCTGTCAGTCATAAAGTGTCTTGTAATTGCAGAAGATTCTAACAATGCTTTATTTATGTGCATGCTATATTCTCCTTTAAACAGAGTGTTGAATTATAGTGAGAAGTCAAAACTCTTAATACGATTTAAAGCATCTGAAGCGCTAACTTTTGCTGAACTGCCCGCAGCGGAAGCAGTCGAGCCGAATAAGTCAGAGTCAGTTTCTTCACCGGCATCACCAAATACACTATCAAAATCACTATCATCTATATTAGAGTTAGACTGTTGAGCAGTATTATTTGCAGCAGGAGCTGCTTTAGTAGGCTCTGAGCCATCAGGTAATGCAACATCAAGTTCTACCCAAGGATCTAGTATTTCATGAATCATCTCTTTATCCTTATCTAAGAACTTTGAGTACTTATCAACCCAATTTAAGAACTTATCTTTATTATAACCATGTGACATGAGAGCATCTGTAATAGCACGTTGGTTTAGCATTTTAGCCTTATCATTAAATAGATCAAGTAAGTCATCACGGCTATCAAACTCAAAACGTGGGTCGTTAATTAACGCATTAGCTAAATTCATAATTTTATTATAGCGAATATAGAAGAAGTTATAATTTTCATCTTTAGGATCTAATGCTTCTAATAGTTTATTTAAATGGAAAACAATATATCTGATTGCATCGTCAGGCTTTGAGTCCCAATCCATAGTATCTACAAAACGTGACATTTCAGCATCATTTAAATCCATAGCACCAGGGTCTGTTGGAACCGATGGGTTTATACATGCAACGGTAAAAAGTAAATTTTTGAATTCTCTCGTACCGTCTTTATTAGGACCCTCAACAGTATGCTCATTAATAAGTGTAAGAAGTGACGCACGAAGCTTTGGAGCTGCACGGTTAAACTCATCTAAGAATAGAACAGAATTTGGTTCTTCTAATCCATCAAGAGCAGTAGAGAATGAACGTTTTACTTTATGAACCTCATTACCATCTGCATCTGTTTCAACAGAATCAACAGGGAAGCCATTTAGAATTGCTCCAAGATCATCGTTCTTAGCGTTTAGATAGAAAAGATTTACACCTCTATCCTTTGCCCATTGCTTAGTAATACCAGTCTTACCAGAACCAGGCAATCCACATACTAGCAAGTCGACACCGTCTTTAGCCCCAGATGCATGTGCAGCCATAGCGTTAGCTAGGCAGTCATCTAGTTTGTCAGTTAATTCACTCGGTACATCAAGCGGTGCCCAAGCTGTAACGTCTAGTCCTTTTGCATGTGTTTTAATTTCTTTTGCAATAGTTTCTGCTTTTTCGTCTGAGTAGGTCTCCTTACCATCAGAAGCAGCTTCTGCAGCATCTTGAACAACATCTGCAATTTCATCGACAGAAGCTGTTGATACATCATCAATAGTTAAGTCATCTACAGTGGAGTCTTCCGCAGTCATTTCATCCTCAGTAAGCTCAGCAGCCTCAGCTATTTTCTCTAATTCTTCAACTGCTTTAGCAGTGCTTTCTACCAACTTTTGTTTAAGTATTCTCATTAGTATTACCTCCTTATTAATCTCTACGCATCCAAGTGTGAAGTTCATCAAGTTCTTCTTTGCTGTAGCCTTCAGTTGCTTTTTCCCAGCTTACAGCGCGTTCTACAGCTTCTTCAATATCTTCAAAAGATTCATTTAATGTGGCGGCCTTAATAACACATGGACCGAACTCAGTTCCAACCATAAAGTATCCGCCAGTCTGATTACCATTTTCATCTGTTTGAATTTTATCAGCTTTATTTTTAACGACCTGTAAACCAGATACATTCACAGGAATAGCATTAGCATTAATAATAGCATCTAAAAATGCTTGTGCGTCATTCGGGTCATCGAAGAAACATGTACAGTCGGTATAACCATTACCACTACTGATACAAACTTTATTAGTATTACCAACAATATATTTAGGATTAGTGGCTAAAGGTTTTACATGTACTATTGCTGCATTTTTAGAATTATCTAATTTACCTTTAATATAGTAAATCCACTCAGTGTCCGCCTGAAGTCTGGTACCGGCAGTTCCAGGATTTCCAGGAAGATCAATAAGGTCTCTAACTTTGCTGAGCTGCGAACCAGATTGTTTATAGCCATTTTTAGGTGCCTGACCTGAAATTCTCGCAGAAGCTGCCCTAGGAGCTCTATTTGATATAGCTGAAATATATCTACCGTATTTATAAACAGCATCACCTAACAATGTCTTTTTAAACTCATCTATCTCATATGGTGTTCTAACAGTGTCATCCCAGTAGAGTTGTAACGCATCAGCTAACCAAACAATAGCTTTTGCAACTACTTCTGGTTTAAATGATTTATTTTTGCCGCTACCGTCATAATTTACTCTATAGTAATAACGAGACATTTCTCTAAGCTGATTATCTAGATCTGCAAAATCTCTATTTACTAACTCATTACAGATCTCTTGAGCGGCAGTAACATAGCTTGGACGTGAAAAAGTACCTGGTGTATTAGTTCGTAGGTTTTTTTGATTTATACCGCCGGCAACAGTAATATCATGCATAAGTGATTTTGCTGCTTGTTCTGCCTCTGGCGTAGTAAAAATACGAGCCATATTAACTCTCCTTTATTTTAATAATATTTTTAAATCAATTAATTTAGCAAATTAAAATGTTAACCATGTTTCATTTGCTAATCAATACTAATAATACCTCTACATTTTGGAAATGTGGAGCACCCATAAAACAACTTTCCGAATCTGCTTCGTCTAACTATCATTGGCTCACCACAATTTGGACAAGTTTTTTCAGGCATCTCTGGTGCTATGCCAGTTTCATTAGTATCTTTAATAACTCCTTGTAAATTTTTATAGAAGATTTCCATATAGTCCAGCATAGCAACTTTACCAGCTGCAATTTTGTCTAACCGTTCTTCCATTTCTTTTGTATAGTTTACATTAACCAACGTTGGGAAAGATCGATCACAATAATCTGCTAGTTGAAGGCCTCTGTCGGTTGGAACTATGTGTTTTTCTTCCAGTTTGGCATATCCGCGTGATGGACTTAGGATAGTTTCTACTATACTAGCATAAGTAGACGGTCTCCCAATCTCTCTCGCTTGAAGTTCTTTAACCAAACTTGCTTCTGTAAATCGTGCTTTTGGTTGAGTAAATTTTTGTATAGTTTCTAATTCAGTATCTTGTAATACTTCACCTACAATAAACGATTCTGGACAACCAAAAATTTGATTATCTTCAAATTCATAAGCTGCTTTATATCCAGTATCCAATAACTCCTTAGAACTTAAACTAAACTTATGATCATTATTATTTATTGTATAAACAGTTTCTGCTATGGTAGCAGCAGGCATTACAGAAGCAATAGTACGTTGCCAAATTAATTTATATACTTTTGTAAGAAGTGGATTATTTATATGTGTGGACAGTATTTCAGGTGTCATATTAGGGTCTACCACCCTTAGCGCTTCGTGTCCGTCTTGGTCTGTAGACTTCTTTTTACTCTTTCTAGGACCAACGTATTTTTTACTACCATAAGTGCTTTCTATAAAAGTTTTAAGTTCTGGTAAAAATTCAGCTGTAATCTCTGTTGAATCTGTCCTCATGTATGTAATTAGCCCGACGTGTTCTCCATTTACTTTAATACCTTCAAAAAGTTTTTGAGCACAGCTCATTGCATCTTTAACTCTTAAACCAAGTCTGGTAGCAGCTTCTTGCTGAAAAGTTGCGGTACAAAAAGGTTGTTTTGGAGATTCCTTGTGTTTAGTTGTTGCTGTATTTTCTACAGTATATAGAGAATTTTTACAATCAGCCACCACGGCGTCTACATCAGTCTGCTTATTAAATTTATTAATAATTTCTTGTTTATATCCGGAGTATTTTGCTTTAAATGCATTACCACATTTAGTAAAATTTAGATATAGGTTAAAATATATTTCAGGAATAAATTCACTTATTTCCTTTTCGCGTTCTGATACTAGTTTAAGTCCGACAGACTGACAACGGCCCACCGACTTTGCACCAATATACTTTTTTACAATTGGTGAAAGCGAGTAGCCAATAAGTTTATCTGTCATTATTCTAGCTAATCCTGCATCTACTAAGTTATTATCAAAAGGCACAGGATTTTCTATTGCACTGACAACAGCTTTTGGTGTAATTTCGTGCATTACAACCCTAAAAGTTTTTTCTATTGGTAAGTTGCAAAATTTTACTAGACTCCAAGAAATTATTTCTCCTTCTCTATCATTGTCAGATGCAACATAAATTCTATCTACAGAAGTAGCTTTAGTAGCAATCTCATCTACTATTTTTTTCTTGTCGTCGGCAACAACTAAATTCATATTAAAGTTCTTTTTTGGGTAAATGCCTGAGTTGTATGCGGGACCACCGTCTGCTAGCTTCATAATATGTCCAACTGAAGCCATCACTACTGCTTTTGTATATCCAGCTCTCTTCAGAATTCCTGATATAGTTTTTAATTTATTTGGCGACTCAACAATTACTAATATTTTATCTGTTTTATTCACCTGTATATTGCTCCTTGTCTAAAGACTGTTCTAAAGACTTTTCGAGCAATTGTCGAATTAAAGCAGAAATACTTAATGAGCGTTTAAAGGCTTCTACCCGCAAGGCTTCTCTCAGCTCATCAGATATTTCTAGGCTTATCATCTTTTTTGCCATAAAAACCTCCATTATTTATGTGATTTTTTCTTTAGACTTTTTACATAGTTATTAAAGTCTCTTTTTTGTGCTGCTTTTTCAGCACGATTCATTCCAATAATTGCTTTATTTGCTGCTTTTTTAGCTTTTGCTCTTTTAGCTGTCTCTTCCTCATTTTCGATAACAGCAATACGACCATTAATAACACTTTCAGTAAACTTTAGATGCTGAAAAGCTGTAGCTGCCTCCTCGTCTGCTTCAATAGCACTATTTAAACTTGCTAACTTGCGCGGCAAAAAAGTATCTTTGTAGAAAGGAATGATTTCAGTTAAGTCCGAGTCTTCAATTTTACCGTCTTCTTCTATGTCAGACACAAGGCCTAGCTCATTTGGCAGTACTCCATCTAAAATTTGTGCTTGCTGATCAAATAAACTTGCTGCAATGCCGATAAGTTTATTATCTTCATACTTAAAATCTTCATTATAATAAACTACTGTGATTTCTTCAGGTCTACCAATAACAATTTCTTTGCCTGGCATTGACGCACAAGTTTCAATAGTAATTTTTAAGCCTTTTTTCTTTGTAATAATTGGATTAATAAAGGTTTTAATTTGGTCATTAAAACGCAGACAAAAAATACGCTTATTAATTCCAATTTGTGGTGCTGAAAGAGCTAGTAAGCTATTATCATTTTCCATGACAGCTTTAATTTTAGCAATAATATCAGTGCCTTCTTCAGTTTTAGCACCTTCTTCTGTTAGAAAGGTAAGCGGTTCAGCAGGTTGTGCTAACTTTTCTAAGTCAAAAATAATTGTTTCCATAAATGTTCTCGCTTTCTATATTAAATTTAGCCAATGCTACTTTATATTATACAACAAATTAATAAATTAATAAATTAATAATTTTAAAAAAGACGAGTTTATTACTCGTCTTTTTTACTTAAAGCTCTTAAAGCTGCTTTAAAATGTATAAGTGCATCAGAATTCTCTTCTTTAACGGAGTCAATATCTGCACCGAGCTTTTGCAACTCTTCTAAAATTTGATTATGCTGTTTTACATAGCCTATTTTCTTGGATTCCCTGTTCGGCATATCGAGAAGATACATAATATAAGCCAATCTATGGTAATTTGCCTCAAGACTTGCTACAGTATCGGTTGCTTCTTGCATTTGTTCTTCTGTAATAAGACCTTCTTTAAGAGCTTCTTCAAAATCAGCTAAATTTTGTTTTTCTTCTAGATACTGCGAAAGCATAGTATAGAAGTAGTGTCTTACATCTTTTACTGCCATAATATATTCTCCTTAAACATTTTCAAACCACTGCTGGATTGGCGGAAAATCTTTCCATGCCTCATAGTCAGTAATTTCTTCTACTGTTTTAATGTCTTTTTTAAAGTCATTAATAAATTTATCAATTTCTCTACATATAACCGGCTCTTTGTAGTCTATCTTTTTATAGCTCACTGAAAAATCATTTAATAATGTTTCAAGATCAGGGCAGATAGGACCGAATTTTAATATAGAGGTCTTTCCAAGGACGGTTTTAATTATAATATAATAATTATCTAATTGATTATTTGTGCATCGCAGAGCAGTATTACCGATATCAACAACGTCAATAGATTCATTAAATGTTCTTTGTACTGAAAATTCAAAAATCATTTAGAACTTACACGCCTCCGATTTTTAAATAATATTCATCTTTATCGAAATCGGCGATTAAGAATAGTAGATACTTATTGTTATCTTCTTCTAACTCAAAATAGTTAGTTACCTTAACCGTAGAATTACTGGTATTAGTGCCAAATGTAGGAAATTCAGTATTAATTGCATTTTTACTTAATTTTGTATAAATTTTAGCATACTCATCACTATTTTCAAATTCAATTTTATAGAAGTGATTATCGTAATTACCTGTTTGTTCTATTTCAAGTCGATCCAAAATTCTTTGTATATTATTGTCCGCCATCCTCGTTCTCCTCTATAATTTCTTCTGATTCTACTGCAACAGCTTCAATAGCCTGCTTTGCTGTTAAATTGTCAAGAAGATTCATTACTGCTGATTTAACACGTTCTCTAGAATCTCTGCTAAGGTTGCTGGGTGATCCACCAATGTTAACTTCATTTGTTTGGTTGTTTACTTGAATAAGAGGCATTTCACCTGCACCTGACACCTGCTTTTGTCCTCGCTCAATAAGATCCTGAACGACTTTCAGACCGTCAAACAGTTCTTTGTTTGAGATTTCATCTGGCCGTGCAGTAAATCTAGTAAGTGCTTGATCCGTTATAGCGTCTAAAAGGTCACTTAGTTTATTAACTCTAACCATTGTTTTCTTATTTTGATTAGCGTTGAATAAATAGGTTAGGTCTTTAGCTTTTTGCTCATCTGTTTCAGAAATAATTTGCTCGATTAAAGCTAAAGATTCTTCATTTAAATTAGGCACTGTTAAGTCTGTAACTGTGTCAGCATTTTCGTCAGTCACAGGCAAATTAGTAAAATCTTTAGTTTCATCAATCATTATTAAATTACCTCTTCACAAATAGCTAATAGTTTATCTGCAAAAGCCTGTTCAAGTGCTAATTCCAGTGGGTTAATATCAGAATTTAACGCAGATTTAATAGAAGCTTTAAGGTTCTTACCTGGCACAAATTTACACTGCATATCGAGTAGATTTACACTAAGAGAGCCTATACCGATATTAACTACTACCTGCTCCTCTCCTCTACGCTTTGCATCATTGATAATGCTACCTATACTTAAGCATGCTTTTTCTACTAATTCATTTGATACTTTTGTAGGTAGTCTAAGCAGAGTACCTACATCATTAATAATACTTACTTGTGTTGCCATAACTAAATTTCCTTTCCGTCACTATCTACTCGTTTTAAAATTTTCATTGGGTCTTGACCGTTTAAGTTCCAGATACTTTTTAAAATATCTTTTACATATACTTCATATGACTTATCTAGCTTATACTGAATACAGTGTGCCATTATTTCAATAGGTTTATACTTATTAGTAAAAATATCACGTATAAAGGATACACGTGTTTCAAACGTTCTTGCATCTCTGTTAAACTTTGCCATTACTGTTTCTGAATTTGACTCCTATCAATATTATATTGTTTCATAATAGGCAGCAACTGTACATATAGTTCAGTTACTCTATCTTTTTCTTTTTTAGTAAGTTTACCTAGCTTATTCTGCGCCGCTGTAAAAGTTTCACCATCGATATTTATATATTGATACATTAGCAAAGCATTTGTTACTACTGCCATTTCAGCTTCTGTCGGAAAGGTAACAGTTCTACCGGCAAAATATGTAAGCAGTCTAGTCATATTTGCGCCGTCTAATAAATAGCATAATTCACTGGTAACGGCATATTCAGGTATATCTTGTACTTTAAACAATATGAAAAGCATTAAAGAATAAATGTCTGATAAATGTAGTGAATTAAGATTTTTTTTAATATTATTCTTCATTATATACTGCCTCCGTTGCGGATGATAAAATATTTTTTAAGTCTGCTTCACTAATATCAGATGTTTTATAGCAGTCCATAATTTCTAGTTTAATAGCCATAAAAAATTCTTTTAATAAAACTTTTGTGTAATTAGACATGCTCTTCGGTAGGTGCCATAGAATCACGCTCTGTGGGGTAGCATCTAATTTTTTCTTATTCTTTAAGATTTGAATACTGGTTAAGAGTATTGAAATCTTTAAATTTTGATATTCTGGTGTTGACTCGTTAAAAGGCGACTTTTGTAGAATTTTATCTAATAGATTACTACTTTTAGATAGAGCTTCGTAAAGATACTCTTTAAACTGCAAAGTCACTCCTGCACTCTCTCGTGCGCTACTCTTTAATTGTTCTTCATAGGCGAAGGCATCAAATTTCTTAGATACAAACTCTTCTTCAATAACTTCTCTAAAGCTCTCTCGTTGATACTCAATTTTCATTGGGTATAATAAAGCTTTAGTGTAATTCAGACACGACTTTATCGGTCTGATTAATTTACCTTTAATAGTTTTTCCTTGATTTATTTGGTTTTTGCGTAGTGCAAAAAATAAACGATTTGCTGCATAAAAAGAGTACATATCATAGTCTTGAAAGTCTTTAAACATACACTTCTTAATAGCTAAGGCTTTTACTAGTAACCATAAATAATTATAAATGGTATTTTCTAATTCAGGGTTTTCGCCTGGATTAACTATTTTTGGTACGTTTTCGTCAATATACATACAAAGCTCCGTATATCGAAGATTTGCAGGCTTTTTCCAAAGCATTCTATAGTTACCTCATTTCTTTAGTATAGTTCGCTGATACCATGCTCATTTTTAATGACTCTGATCTCAGAGTCCACAGGAAGTTCAAGTTCCTCGGCATGATGTGAAATTATAAAAACAGATTCAACAGTTTGCAATTCTTTTTCAAGAAGCTGCATAACAGCCTGACAACTCTTTTTGTCTAAGAAGTCAGTAACCTCATCTAAGACTAAAATATTTGCACTTAAACCTAAATATGAGGTTAATAGATCTCTGATAGCTAATTGCAAAATTAAATCAACTCTCTGTTTTTCACCACCAGATAGCCCGTCAAAAAGCTTACCACAATAAGTGATATCTAAAGCGTTGCCATTTAAGCTTAGTGAAAGTTCTCTAGTACCAAAAACAGTATTACAGTAATCTTTTGCTCGATTATCTATATAATTTATAATATTAGTTAATAAATACCCACGAAAATCTCTTCTGATTAGCTGGTCCATTTTCTTAACAATGGAAATACGCTGATCAAAGTCTTCTTTGGATAAGCTAGTTATGGCAATTAAATTAGTAAGACTGGCTACTTTAGCTTCTAACTGAGTAATGTTCTCTTGCTGCTTTTTAATATAACTATCCCAGTTTTGTTTATCATAAACAAGCTTATTATAAGTATTTTTTTCTAGTTCGAGATTAGCTAAACAGCTAGCTTGACTAGCTTTATTTAAACTTATATTTTGTCTAGTCTCTGCTATAGCTTTATTTACAAGAGCTAGTTCATCTTTAAAAGCGTTATCGATTTGTGTTATGTACTCTTGATGCTGTGCATTACACTTTACGATATCATCATTGGTAGCGCTAAAAGCAGCTTGAGTGATAGCTAATCTAGCTTCCTGTTCACCTGTATCAGGTTTACTTACATTTGGAATATGTTGCCCGCAAGTAGGGCATGTATCTACAATAGCCTTAAGTTTTTTGATTTCTTCTGTTAAATTTGAGATTTCAAAACTTAACCTGGTTTTTTCTTCAGAAAGTTTTGTATAAGAAGCAGTATAAGCAGAAAGTTCTTCTGTACTAACTTTAGCTTTTTCATCAGTGATTGATAGTAACTTTGTATTTAGCTCTTCAACCTGATTTTCTAGAGAGATAATTATGCTAGCATACTGATCTAGTTGATGTTGTATTTGAGCAATTTTAGTGGCCTGTTCTTCTATTAACAAATCAAAATTAGGCTGTTGTCTGTTTGCAGTTTCTGTTCGCAAATGCTCAAGTGAAGCTAAATGACCATTTAATTGCGTTTTGTTTGTAAGTAAGCTATCTTCAAATTCTCTTATTTTGCTACTTAGTTCTTGTTGTCTAGCTACTATTCTAGCTTTTAAGTCTTCAATCATAAAATCTGACTTAGTAAGCTTTTCTAGTAAATCTTTTCTACCACTAGGACTAAATGAGGAGAATTTGTTTGGCATCCCCTGCCCGATAATAATAGTGGAAGCGATAAGATCTTTTGTTAACTCAGGAATAAGCTCTTGTAGCTTTTTATCAGATTCACGAATACCTTTACCGCTTAGATCAATATCATTTTTAAATATTTTTAATTCTGATTTTGGAGTTACACTACGATGTAAACTAAATAAATCTTTATTATATAAGAAGTCCAACTGCACCCAGCAGTCAGGTTCTTCAGTATTAATATTTTTTAAATTTGTTTTAATACCATTAATAGTTTCACCCGTCAAGGCATAACAGATAGCACCCCACAGAAAGCTTTTACCGGAACCGTTAGATAAGGCATTGTCTTTAATATAATTATTTTGTCCTGAAACTAGACAAAAACCTTTATTCTGCAATTCTAATTCAGCGTGGCCGTAGCTTCCAAAGTTATGCACTATTACTTTTTTAAATTGAATCATTAGGCTTCAACCACTCCTTCATATTTAACTTAATAAATTCACAAAAATTATTCCAATGAAATTCTTTTTTGTCTATATCTGTGCTTTTTTGATATGCTTCAAATTCTGCTATCGTAGCAGCAAGCGTAGCAACATTTGTTTTTATCGGTTCTTCTAATTCTGCCTCAGAAGTAATTACTAGCGTATCTCTAATATATTTAAGATATTCCACAAATAAAATTAAACCTGAATCTATTTTTGTAGGTAATTGTTTAATCAGATTGTTAAAGCTTTTTAAATAAGCTCTATTTAGATGTTTATTTGCTTTTTCCATATGTTCTATAGAACCTCTTCCTAATTCCTAATAATATTATACAATAATTTTAAATAAGTAAGTATTTTGTAAAATGAGCTTATTTACAAACTTCACCTAGCTCTTCGTCCAGCAAGGAAGAGTTTTCAATATTTGTTTTGCAGCATTCTATAAAACGAGCTAAATGATCAACTGATAGGTCTAATTCAACAGTATTATCAGAATATGTTTCAAATTTTTTTACTAAGATAATTCTTGACTCAATAATAGTATCTTTTAATTCTGTTAAACGTTGCTTAACTTTTTCTACTAAAACACTATCACATTTTATAGAAACTATTGCATTATTTTTTAAAGTACTCAGAAGCTTAATATCTTGTTCTGTATCAATTTGGATTTTATAAAAATTATATGCATAAGGATTTTCAATGAATGTGAGCTGCAAAGTTTCAGTATCTAAAACAGCAATATTATGGCTATGCTTGAAAGCATCCTCACCAAAATCTTTACCAGTTAAATTACCTAAATTGATTATTTTTTTAGAAACTGCCTGCCCATTATGAAGATGCCCGTTAACAAAAAGTGAGCAGTTAGCCTCAATCTCATCAATAGAAAAACCAGTTCTTGACATAACAGGCCCAAGCTGAACACCACTAATATCATTATGTGAAAGTATGACAACCGGTCTATCTTCTTTTAGCTTGTAGAAATATTCTTTTAGAGGTCGTCTGTCACACTCTACTACGTAAGGTAAAAAACAGATAAAACAGTCATCAAGAGGTAAAACAGAAGGTTCTGTCACGATTTTGTGTCTATCTCCTAAAAAACTATTTACAGAGTTAAACAACAAACTGCTTGTAGATGCGTCATGATTGCCTACGAGGCTATAATGCATTATATCTGACCAGTTAATTTCATTACAAGCAGTTATAGTTTCGCTTGCTAGGTCTGGTTTATCAAAAAAATCTCCTAAACTTATAATATAGTCACAGTTTAGCTCTTCCGCTTTTCGCTCCAGCCAATTTACAGAAGCAATACAATTTTCAAGTCTGCTCGGGTATTTTGTGCCCCATTTATTTATGATGCTCGCTCTAGGACACATGTGCAAATCAGTAAAAAGTAAAATTTTCATTTAATCTTTCCTTTGTTATTTTTATCTACAACTACCTTATATTATACAGTATATAAAAAGTAAAAGCGGTCATAAAAAGACCGCTTTATATAATTAATTAATATAGTTAGCTGCCATTTCAGCCATTCTTGTTAGAGTAACTAAAGGATAAGCTCTACAAATATCATGAATATCCGGTGCAAAGTCGGTTGGGCGTGAGTGTATAATAGCTTCAATTTGCTCATCTGTTAGTGGTACCAGGTTTTTAATCTGCATATACGAACTAAAGCCTAAATCACCATAAACAGGACGATTGGTACCTTCACGAGTTTTATATGCAGGAACCGCCTCCCATTGTCCGGTTTCTTCATTCTTTACGTTTTTCATATAAGCTTCATACATAGTTGCTTTGTAGATATCTTTAAAAAACGCTACTTTAATAACATCTTCTTCAGAGTATCTGCCTGGGAAATAAGCATTACACAATACACCAAGTTCATGAGCAGTTCTTAAAGCACGCTCACATAAACCGCCAGGATAAGCTCCGGTATACTGAGCCGAAGCAGGAGCATTAAAGTAATTGACTTGGTCAAGTAGCTTATTAATCTCTGTTAGATCAATATTTAGTTTAGAGAGCAACTCCACAAATCTAATTTCATTATTATTTTTTTGTTCTAGTGTTAACATAAAACCCTCCGATTAAAAATCTTTTAATACTTCTTCTATGATAAACTGACTCATTCTTTTTGTACTTTTACAAGCACAATTTCCAACGGCAAAACAGTTAGGTACAAGTAATGACTGTCCTACGTTTGTAGTTTTAAGGTAGCCAGCCTCTTTTGATATGAACTTATCAGATACAAAGTCAGTTTCAGGTGTAGCAGCAGTTTTTATAAATATGGCAGAACATGTTACGGTAGAATAATTGCTAAGCTCAACGTTACTAAGAAGGTCGTCCTGCAAAATGGCTTTTACAATCGTCGTATTCGGTAAAGCAACAATGTTTTTTGTTTCAGTGAGTTTTTTAACGTTTGCAGGTGTAATATTTTCAATAGTAAGATTTTCAGTACATAAATAAACGTGCTTATATTTTTTTGCTACAGCCAATGCAAATTTTACATCGCTATTGCTTTGCCCTACAACAATAGCAGGCTGATTTTTTGCCGCTTTAGGGATATCTAAGGTATTATTAAATACACAAGGTACCTGTTTATTGTTAAGTACTAAAGGCTCATATTTGAGTCCTGACGCTATAATTAAGTGAGTGCAATATACACGGTCTCCATTTTTAAGATAACAACCGAACAGTCTATTTTTATAGTCTGTAAAAATGACTTCTTCTTTAATATATTCCACATTTAAGAAGTCATGAGTAGTAGTACTTCTAAACTCACGACTAATAAAAGCTATTTTAATAGTTGGCTTACCGTATGCAATCTTTTTTATAATATTATTGCCTTCAAGGCTATCGCCAATAATAACTATATCTACTTGGTAGTTCATTTAGTCTCTCCTACAGAATTACTTAATTTTTGTTGTTTTAATTGACTAATACAGAGTTGTCTATCTACTGGTACAGATTCTAGATTTTGCCAAGTAATAAGAGTATCTCGTACATTATCACCTGACTGTTGCCAAGTGCTAAAATATGGACAAACAGCATCCGGTCTTGTCTCTAAAATATCTGGATTTGTTAGAGGATTATATTCACACCAATGACATAGAGCTGTTACAGTAGGCTTAAAGTCTTCTTTCTGAATACCGCTAAAAAGCTTGTCTAAAACATCACGGCCTTCCCCAACAATATCGTCAGATAAAGCTCGCTGTCGAATATTACACAAAGGCAGATCATATTCACATTTAATTTTATTTAATGGGATATTCCACAGCTTTTCTGCTGCCATCATATAAACGGCAAACTGTAAAGGCGCTTTTAATTCGCTATTTTGTGCTTCTACAGCCCAAGTTTTAATATCTTGTATTAGTATTTCATTTGTTTCAGTATCTAAGAACGCACGGTCGATAGACCCATTAAAAGAGTGCACATTATCATAATTATATTCAAATTTTTGCTCAATACCTATAATTTTTAAATTAGGGTTTTCTTGCATAAATTTCTCAAGTCTATAAATAGCTGAGTCGAGATACAAATACATTTTTTCTTGATAAGTGCGTCCTGATTTATCCTTAGAGTAAAATTCAGTTGGATATTTCAATGCAATCTTTCTGCATTCAATAATAAATTTATTTTTTAATTCTATATAATTAATACTCTGTCCGACTTGAAGTATTTTTGCAATTTCTTCTTCTATGGAATGTACGAGTGACCCGAAGTCAGTCGCAATATTTGCATTAAAGATAAAATTTTTATCTAAATACTTTATCTTAAACTTGAATCGGCATTGCTTATAACAAGAGATTTTAGAGTAAGAGTATCTATCAAGAGTTTTAAGATTAATTTCCTGCATTAGCCCTCCTTATAAAGTAATTTTATAAGCTAGATTATTAGCTAAGTAATTAAACATTTCACGCTTATCTAATTCAAGCTTAGACGTTTTTAATTTCAAATCAAAATTTGTTAAAAATTTTATTTTTTGTTTTATAGCCTCTATATTAAGACTACGATAATTATTCATTAGATGTTTATAATAACCAGCCGAAATTCCGCAGTTTTCAGCATTTAGCAGTGGATTTTGTGTAACAATAATAATGTTTTTTAATTTTGATAAAGCTCTATTAGCTAATACAACAGGCTCTAAGTCATTATAACCACTATATTTCAAGAATTCACGTAATACTAAAATATTACCATCAACTAAAGCATCCGCAACAGTAAATAAATCAGCCTTATAAAGATCTAGCTGTGGATCAAACCTGATAGAACTAAAAATAACTTTCTGCTCTTCTTTGCTGAATAAAGATACTTTATCAAGCTCGTTTAAAATACGTTCAATATTATTGTTTGTTGCCTTAATTAGCCACAAAAGGTCTTCTTCAGCTACACTTGGACAAAGCATTTTTGCATAGTCTAAAATTTGCCATTCTTCGAGCTCTGGAAACTTTATGATAAAACTTTCAACACTGTTAGCAATACTTTTATCAACTTGGTCACATACTACAATAGTATTTTCAAACTGATTATAATTCTCAGCTCTTTCATCAAAAGTTTCTACTGTTAAAATATTAAGAGTTCCTTCTTGTGCTGTGAGTAATGCAAGGGACGATTGCTGAGGTTCATAAATACTACTTATTTTAGTAATACCGCCTTCAGCTAATTTACATAGTGCTTGCACGTACTGACTTGCTAAAAAATTATTATCTTTACGAATAAAAATCATAAAGTCAGACGGTACGACATTATTAGTAACGCAGTCTTTAAGTTCTTTTAGAGTCATTACTGTACCGCCTCCCATAAAGTAGTAAGATAGTTTAACATTAAGGCTTCTTTTAGTAAATTTTGCTGTGTAGCATACTGTTTAAACTTATTTGTTACATTAAAAATAATTAAGCTTTTAACATTATTATTGTTTTTAAAGTCCTCAAAAGCCAGATATTCAACCACATCAAAAAATAGATTAAAATCTATCTTATTATACAAGTCCTTGTAGTTTATTTTAGTAGAAATAACCAGAGTATTTGCGTAAGACGCACTAGATATATTATTAACAACATTTTTACCTAATGCAATAACTTCAGCAAAACTGCTTTCTGTCAAGTTTAGTAGTTTGCCAGGTGTTTTAAATATTTTAAATGCAAGGTCGTTAATATTTGCATTAGTAATCTGCTCAAGTTGTTCTTTTGTATAAGGTTCAAAACTATATTTTATGCATCTATTTAGTACAGTTGGAAGTACATTAACTTCAGAATTTGCAATTAAAATAATATAAACAGATTTAGAAGGTTCTTCTAGAGTTTTCAGAATAATGTTTTGCTGCTTCTCTGAAAATTTATTTAAATTGATAAGATAAAGAGTATCAATCGTCTTAAATAAAAACTCATCTAAATCCGTGGATGCAGCTGTATCTTCAAGCTCCACAAAATCTAATTCAAATTTTTCAGCTACATGCTTTGCAACAGTATGCTTTCCACAACCTTGCGGACCTACAAACATCAAAGTTTTAGGTAAAGTTTGTTTTGTATAAGAATCAATAATTGAGGTTAGTTTAGCTTGGCCAATAATACTAGTCATAGATTAACACCTCCTATTATTAAATCTTACGACATATCTGAAGCATATAGGCCTCCACAACAGCCTTTACAGAAGTATCATATTTAATAGTATTTTTAGCTTCTAACAGCTTATCTGTTAAATAGTTAAACCAATCAAGGGCCCCTTCAAAAGAGGTCGTATAAGCAATATTTGTCATGCTATCGGCTGAGTTTTCTAGATAGGCAGGAATATTTGTTAAAGCTATGTTTTTAAATAAAATATATTTTGTCAGCTCCAAAATAAAGCTTAAATATTCATTAACAAATTGTTTAAGGTCTTTACCTTCATTATCTAACGTTTCAATAGCCGCAAGAGTGAATTGCTCATTTCCTCCAATAAGGCAGTTAGTTAACTTAAGCATTCGCTCAAAAGGCGCTTCACCAAGTACCAACTTAGTATTTTCCAGGCTAAGGTCGGTTGAAAGATCCGCGCACTGATCTAACTTTGTAATAGCTTCACGCATGCATCCGTTACAAAGTTTGCTAATTAGCTCACAAGTATCTTCATAGTTAGTGAAGCCTTCCTGTTGACAAATATAAGCTAATCGTGCTTTAATATCTTGAGAATTAATTTTTGCAACGTTAAAACGTTGCATTCTATTTTGAACAGTTGTAGGAATTTTATTAGGTTCTGTAGTGCAGAAAATAAAAATAGTATACTCAGGGCATTCTTCTAAGCACTTCAAAAATACCTGCCACCCGGCAGTTGAAATAGCATGGCACTCGTCAATAATATAAATTTTATAAGTACCGGTAAGGCTTCTCTGATTTGCTGCATCTACGATAGATCTAATCTGATCAATATTACCATTAGAAGCTGCGTCTAACTCCTCAGGCTCGTAACTGCTACCGTTAATAGCTTTAGCAAGGCATCTTGCAATAGTGGTTTTGCCATCTCCTGACGGACCAGCAAAAAGATATGCATGCTTATAAGCCTGTTTTTCAATTACTTTAGTAAGAATTTTTGTGATAGTGTCTTGTCCAATTACTTCGGAAAGCATTTGCGGGCGATATTTTACAGCTAAACTTTTCATTGTATCATTTCCTTTTTAGATATTTTTACATATTATATAATACAACAAAAAAGGACCTATTTTCATAGGTCCTTGAGTATAATTTTATAAAGCTGCAATTTGCATAAGTTGTGCACTATCTAACCAACCACTCCACATTAAATTTAAATCCTGTTTAGTTTCAAAATCAAAACCAATACTATCTACGTAGATCATATTGCCGAGTGCTTTAGAAATATAAATTTTAAGATATTGAATTTTTGGACAGGTTCCGTTATTCCAGTTGACAGCAAGCACTGAATCTTGAGTATTAACAATATTTAGTGGCAATCTAACTAAATAACAATGATTTACTTCATAAGTCGGTTTACAGTACTTTCTAATATAAAAAGTATTAGTGCCTGGATCATAGTTATTTAAATCTGCAAATTGACATTTTTCAAGCTGTTCTTTTATAATTGGTCTTATCATTAGTCATAATCCTCCACTGTAATGATAAGTTCCATTAAGTGCTTTTGTTCAGCTAAAGCATTATATAGAGTATCAAAATCAGAATACTGCTTGCCACACCACCAATACTCAACATGTTTTGTTTTCTTATTTCTATGACTATATGCTTGATAAATTTCTTTTTTAGCTTTTTCTTGATCTGGATAATTTAATAGAGCATAATCTTTAAATTCTACTTTAGCTGTCGAAATAAACTTAACCTGTTGAAGTTGCAAGCTTCTCATCCACATAAAAAGTAGACTATCCTGTGCTTGTTGTTTACTGTATTCAACATTATCAAATTCATGATAGATAGTTAAAAATTTAATTTGCATATTACACCTTATAACCTTTTTATATATAGAAATACTCAATGTCTGAATTTTCAAAATCTTTAAACAAAAGGTCAGTATCATTACAAACTAATCTTATTTTATCTTTTTGATTTCTGCATAAACTATTAACTGCTGAAACATAGTTAGTAACATCATCATCATCAAAGCTTCTATTATAAAGAATACTCAAGATCTGCTCGTTACCTACAAGTTTTCTTTCACTCTGTAAGTGTTTTGCATAAGCGTCTATAATATAAAAAACTTGTTCATTAAGTGGGATATCGGCATAATCGGGGTCACTCTGGTCAGTAGTGATACTATAATGCTTATTTTTATTATTAATAAGAACTATCATTTATAAAATCTCCTTAAATTTTATATTTGTATATAATTTAGCAATTAAATATTTTCCTCTAGACTATTAAGATGATTAAGGAGCTCTAAAAACAAATATTCATCAATAATATAAAAGTTTTCTTCTCCAGGACCAAAGTTGAAAACAACAGCTTGGTGAGGAGTTCCTGTAAGTAAGCATTCCTGACGATTTTTTTCGAACCACTCTTTTTTAATAGAAATAGAAGCTGATGGAGAAGTTTTTGTTTTACACTCGAGAAGGAATGAATTCTTACCTGATGTAATAACATCACCTTTTGCAAAATCCGTGGCACCAGAATTTTTTTGAACTTTTCCGCCTACTGCTTTTGATACAGTCTTTTCCTGTTTAGTGGAGTAATGACGAGTAGGAAGGGGTTTAGCCCCTTCCTTATTTCTTTTTGCAGTACCTATAATCATTAAGCATCCTCAAGTAGAATCTTGCGCTTTGCTTCGTCTTCCTGTGGACGTTCGATAGCATCTTCTTCAGCTTCAATGGCTTTTAGAGATTCCTTATCAAGAACGGACTTATCGTTGGATGCAGAAATAAATTCCTTAATCATTGCAAGATACTTTTCACGGAAAGAATCATGGGTGTGAAGATACTCAATGAGGTAAGCTTTCTTGCCCTGCAAAGTTTCACCTGTTTCAGAGTCAGTGATTACTTCACCTGTAGAGAGATTTACAAGAGCATAAGTTACATTATTAAGTCTCTTAATAAAGTCAAACTGAAGAGCAACGTCAATAAGGTCATTTACAGTATCAGCGCCAGTTTCATACTTGTAGGTAATGAAACCGCCTCCACGATTGCAAGCGCAAGTCTTGTTCTTAGTAATTTTAAACTTAAGTCTAAAACCATCTGCACCTTCACCGTCGTCACCCTTGATCTCATCGCCGTCCTTCATAAATACTCTCTTACCGAAACGAACCTTAACGGAAGCATAATAACGAGGTGCGTCTCCGCCCGGCTCTTTGTAGATAGCTGCACCTGTAAAAGTGGTACCAGCAACACGAACCTGATTAATCATAATCATGATGTTACCCTTACGAGCGAGTTTATCACACATAGTAGGGCAGAACTTGTGAAGACCTTTGGCCATATTGCCACGCATACCCATGTCTTTGGTAAACTCATTTTCCATAATAGACTGAGGTACAAGAGCTGGAATAGAGTCAAGAACAATAAGACCAATATCGTCGGTTTCTTCAAGCTCAAGAATCATTTCAAGAATCTGTTCACCTGACATACCTTCAGGACTGATATAATAAAGACGTTCAAGGTCGATACCGTTCATCATTGCTTGGAACTGAAGATCAAGAGAGTGCTCGACGTCAACATAAACACAAATCTTGTTAGGATTTTCACGTTGATATGCAGCAAGTTCCGCACAGGCAGCCGTAGTCTTACCAGAGTGCTCAAGGCCTGCATATACCATCAAACGTCCATATGGAAGGCCTCCATAAAGAGGATAGTCCATACCCATCATACCAGAAGAAAGACGCTGGTATACTGGTACAACATTTGACTTGATAATCAAGTTATTATTCGAATATTCTTTATTTAGTTTTTTTGCGAAATCTTCCATTGTAAAAGATTTCTTTTCTGTTTCTTTTGCCATAAAATCTACCTTTCTTAATCAAGTGTACTATTTGCAAGCTTTAATTCCTGCATCCTGCTCATTAAAATACTCTTAAGAGAGTCGATCATTCTGTGTATCTGGTCAACTTTAGTTTTAACTAGGCTTGCCACGAGATCATAAAGACACTGAGCTAAATATTTTCAGAAATAGCAAGAGTAGTATTAGAATCCTTTACGCCAGCAGTACCTTCCTGTCCAATATAATTTGCTGCATAAGCTTCTTTTTTAATAGCTTCAGCACAAATTGCTTTAATACCAGAACGGTCTCTTAGCTCGCTTAAAGAATATACTGCAAGCTGTAGACGCAGAATAGAATCTCTAAGTAAGTCAATAGACATAGACTCTATATTAAATTGAATAGTTTCAATAATACGATTAGGCTCTTCAAACGGCACGGCCAACATACTGTCAGCAATGTCTTTAATTTGTCCGTAAGTCATTTCCACTGCCTCAAGAGCTTTGTTTAAATCTTTAGCCATTTAAAACCTCCACTAAATAATTAAGGTCTGCTTCCATAAAAGTTCTAAGTTTTTTAGCAGGAACCTTAATAATATTATACGACTTTGGATAAGGTTTTTTATCATCAATCATTCTTAGACCAATCGACTTCTCACCATCAAGGACCATTTTTTCCATTTCTTCAATAGACACCCAAATGATTATATCTTTTTCATAAAACCATATAAGAACCCCAGGAAAAGTTTTATATTTACCTTTATAATCTAGTAATCGGTCATATTGCGGAATAGCTGCAAAAGGTATGCTAGCTTTAGCATGTGCTTTACATTCGACCATTAAAACGCAATCACCTGAGTAACATAGGAAGTCACAAGGATTTGTAGAACCTCCACCAGCATAACCACTTTGTTGGTCTGGTAGACGGTAAATCAAAGTATTTGGAAACTGCGCTTCCCATGTAGACTTATACTTACTTTCCCACTTCTTGCCAATATCCTGGTTTGCGATATGTCTCACTCCTTTATTTAATTATTTTTACATATTATATAATACAATAAAAAAGAACCTGATTTTTAGTCAGGTTCTTTACATTTAAGTACTAGCTTGCTATTGTTTTATTTTCAAGGTCTTCCACATCAGGCTCTGTCTGTTTTGCATTTAAGTACTTTAAGCGCTGTTCGATAAACTCGCCAATTGGAAAATATCGGTAAGGTCGTCCTTTACGTGCTTTTGGGTCAATTAATTTAGCCTTAAGAGCTTTTTGGTACTTTGCTGAGTCTTTTCCGCCATGTTTACCTGCACGTATTGAAGCATGCAGCGACCTATGGTCACTAGGTTCTATAAATACAATATTATCAAATTTATCATTATTTTTATGCTGACCATCCCGGTGATGTAAATCCCACTTAAGATAATCTTCAGGCATTTGTATATCTAGAAATCTTGCTAATGCTATTAAAAATTGTTTATATGTATACTGACCTCCATTACTTTCCTCTGTTAGTAAAGTAAGTTCATTAAAGGCTTCAGAAAAGTTCATTTTAGCACTCCTTAAATTTTTACTTTATATAATTTAGCAAAAAAAAACGAAAAGCAAGTTTTCTAGGCTCGCTTTTCGTTATTACAATTTATTCTTTAGTCCGCGTCTCAGCAATAACATTACTAATAGTGCCGCGATTTATAATAATAGATTTCTTATTGCCACAGTTCATAGTAATATGTTCATTTTTACAAGAGTCTAGAACAGCTTTAAGGTCAATCAGATTTACTCCCATAGAGTAACTTCCAGGAGTTGAGCTTCCGTTTTCAACTGTAATAACTTCTTTATTATCACCAGAAACATCTGAAATAGTAAGGTCAGTATCAGTAAACTCTACAACAGCCGGTACAAAAGAAAGGTCTGCTTTTGTACTACTATTCTTATAGAACATTAAAAGACGTCCAATAGCAGCAGAAAGGTCAGAAGCAGAGAGCACAAGATTGTGGTCATATACTTCTTTAATAAGATTCTTCATTGCATCACAAGGTGCCTTAATCTTCTGAATACAAGTTTCATCATTAAGCAATCTAGAAGCCACATAAACGTCTTCATTTTGGAAAGTTACAATTGGCTGAAGAGAATTATCAGAATTTACTAAATGACCATAAGACATTAATACATCGGAGCCAAACAACTTAAATAACTTTACAACTTTATCTGTTAAAAGCAATTTAATAGGTTTTTCTAGTGTAAATGAGTTTACGCAAGCACCGGTAGTGAAAGTAAAACAACCTGTTTCATCAATATAATAATAACGCTGAAGCTCATTTACATCAAGTCTTTTTGCCTTCTGAATTTCTTTACCGTTTACATTAAGAATACTCATCATAATATCATGAGCAATAGGCATTGAAACAGTTACCTGTTCAGGATCAAGCTTGATGACAGGAAGTTTCATAAGCTGGTCATTTTCATAAATCATAGCAAGCTTATAGGTACTTTTACCCGCTTTTACGGCTACACTAGTGTCATTAATAGTAAGCTCAAATTCTTCTGTGTTAATACCTGAAATGAGATTTAGGAAGAGGTTGGCATCTACTACTGCACGAAAATCTGTTGCTTCTTCAAGGTCAAATTTTACCGCAGCATAATATTCGCGATTAGTTACACGAAGAAAAAGAGTCGTGTCCTTTGCTGCGAGCTCGAGATTAGCCGCTGCACGGTCAAGACCGACGGCAACAAGAATTTTATTAGCAGCTTCTTGGAAAGTTTTTGTTTTTAAAATCATATGGTTACTCCTTTATTATTTTTTATATTATACAGTTTTGTTTTTAAGGATTCCACACAAAACCTTCTTTAGCTAATCGTGCCTCTACAGCTTCAATTAACTCACCGCTCCAAAGCTGATTCATTATGAACTCTTCAATAGTGTTTGTTGTTGTAATTAACTTCTCATTTAAAAAACCATTAAAACGACCAAGTGGGTAGTGTTCTAAGTCTACGTTATTATCATTAATTTTACGGATTTCAATAGTAGTATTTTTACAATCAATTAAAAAATCAGCTTTATGTAGACTAGCTCGCGAACCGCCTCTGAAATTTCGCTTAACCTCATAAGTGTTACCTTCAGAATCTACTAAGTCTGGTCTAGCATTACCAGAACCTGACTTAAAAACATAGTGAGAGTCATCACCAAACATAAGTTTTGGTAGCGTAAAACCAGAAAGAATATCTGTCCATTCCTTCTCATTACTATTATAAACAATCTCAAGCTCAGCTTTATTTGCATTATAAAAAGTAATTACGTCTTTAAGGCATTCGTCTAGGTTTCTTATTAATCTTTGATTATTAACATAATAAGGAATATTATGACAAATTACAGATAATGCCAGTAAGTCGCAAGCTGTTTCGTGTGAGACAGCTCCACGACCAACTAGTATTTCTCCAACATCATAATAATTAAATTCGCCTTTATTTACTATAATTCTTTGTGCAGCGCCATAAATCAACGCTTCACTATTGTGATACATATAATTCTCCTTTAAAACTCTAAATCAATACCCTCAGTAATTGTCTTATAAATAGCATCTTCAGGAAGCTCAGGATGCTTAGCGTATAGCTTAGTGAAGGCTTCATCACGGTCTAGACCTTTGTCTGTTAACTTTTTAAATTCTTCTTGTACAGCAACAGCATACTCAGAAGTATACCAACGAGACTCGATAGCAGGGTCACACTTCATAGGAACATCAATATAAGGAGCTGCAGCATCAATCATAATTCTAGGAAGAATCTCTGAAGCCTGTTCAGCATAAAGTGCAGGACATTCAAGCATAACTTCATCGTGAATAGTCATAACAAGTTTAGCGTTGAGTTCTTTAAGCTCTTGACTGTTGTGAATCTGAATCATAGCTAACTTAGTAAGTGAAGCTGCACTGCCTTGAATTCTAGCGTTAAGACACTGACGCTCTGCCTGAGCGATACGGCCTGTATTAGCAGACAGGATTACACCCTGCTTCATAGCTTCTTGAGCTAGCTGCTCAAAGTCTTTATTATTACGAGTCATTTTTGCTCTATTTACCCAAGAAGTTAGGGTAGCATCAATTAAAGGACGATTTTCACATCCCAAAATAGGGTTAAAGGTCTTAGCTTCTACAGTAGCCTCATCTTTATAAGTAGCCTCGTAAGGATTTAAGAAGTAATCTGTAAGATGTCTTCTTCTGCCGGCCCAGTCTTCCACATAGCCATGAGTTCTTAAAAACTCTTTAGAGCTGTTAATAAGCTCTTCTACCTTAGGAAAGCTTTTAAAGAAGTTATCAAAAATCTCCTGAGCTTCTGCCTTGGTTTTACCTGTTCTAGCAGCAAGCGTGCCGGTACCCATACCATAAGTAAGAGCAAGAAGTACCATTTTAGCAACAGAACGGCGCTCTTTACCAGCTTTATTTAGGTGTGTTTTATGGCCGCACACAGTCTGTTTGCCGTCAAGCTCGATCACAGTACCTTCAGGATAGTGTTCGAGGTTATCTTCATAGTTATTATTGTAAATATTGGCTGCGATAACACAATAAAGGTCCTTACCTTCAAGATAGGCCTGTCTCATTGCAGGGTCTCCGCCAAGGAATGTAGTAATACGAGGTTCCTGAGCCGAATAGTCAGAACCTACAAGTTTATATAAAGTTCTAGTTTTTACTTTCATTAAAGTTTCCTCACAATCAATTCATATTCCTTCTTCACAACATCATAATGAATAACCTCAAGGACCACAGGACCTTCATCTGTTAAGATCTGGTCAAGTGCTTTTAAGTCTTTTCCGTACTTCCAACCGTCAACGGTTTCGATTTCAGAAACCTCTGGAATGGTAATACTATCTGCCTCAACTTCTACTTCATTAAATTCTTTCTTAGCAGTAAACAACATACGCGTAATTTTACCATCACCGCGAGAAGGAATATTCTGAGAGTTAATACCTGAGATTTCAACAGGCGTATCACCATCAAGGAATTTAAACTCACCACCAGAAGAGAAACGACCAGTGTCAGTACCAACAGAGTTGAGCTTATAACGAATACGTCCGTCAGGCCAATGCTGTGCAAGTGCAGGAATTACGTCGATATAGGTTGAAATCAGCTTAACAATACCTCTACGCTCAAGAATCAGCTTACACAATGCAATATCAGTACGCTCAGCCAAAGCTTCCATTTCGTCTTTACCGGTACCTCTTGGAGACTTCTTACTAACCGTTGGACACTCAAGAATGTCATAGAATAAAATTGCAAGCTGAGTAGGCGAAGCTAGATTAATAGGATCACCTAACTGTTCAATAGGTGCTTTGCCTACTTTATAACGTTTACCATTTTTTTTATCTATAAATGGATATTTTTCCTCAAGTTTCGCTTGAGATAACTTAGATTTTTTTGGCTCGAACTGCTTAGCTTTTTCAGTTGCACCACTTTTTGGATCAGTTTTCCATTTATTAATCTTAGGTTTTAGTGCTTCTAATTCTTGATCAATTTTTGCATCAATATCTTCCAAGTTCTGATTAAATTTTGTTCTAAGTCTTTCGCCAAACTCCTGGTCAATACAGACACCAATAAGCTCAATATCACCGGCTACCTTAACGATAGGCATTTCAATATTAGTAAACAACCAATAAAGACGTTCATTACCAGGAGCCGTCAAAATAGCAACCTGATATACATAAAGTTTATCAGTCATCATAGAGTCAGTAGCTGCATAAAGAGCGAAAATTTCAGGATCTACATACTTATATGGAACTATAAACAAATGTTCAATATCATATTTAGCTTGTGTTGGGTCGATTTTATCAATATACTGCCATTTCAAACCCATTTTTTCATTCTCATTGATGGTATGGGCACCGATCATGGTGTCCCAGTCAGGCTCAATTTCAATGTTACAAGTACACTTAATAACCTCATAGTCGAACTTGCCGTTGTGCATTACAATGAAGGTACCGGCATCTTTAATACGCTGGAGCTGCTCTCGACAATCTTCTTCAGTAAGCTGCCATGCCAAACGTTCTCCAGTTTCAGGGTCAACATGATTGACAGGAATATATGCCTGCTTACCACCTTCATAATATAAACATAAACCCATTAACTGACACGTCATTGGGTCGGTAGAGTTATTGGTCTCAGTATCTATCGCTACTCGGCCAAATTCAATGCACTTAGAAACATAGTCTTCAAATTCTTCTTTAGTTTTAATAACAACTACATTTTTTCGCTGCTTACCCAACACTTCAAGAACTTTAATTTTAATTAGTGCAAGCTTTTCAGCAAGTGTTACTTTCTTAGACTTTAGAATCTTGGTTGGGTCAGTTTCAGTTTCCTCTGGCTTAGAGATCTTTTTAACTAGTGCTTCTGGCTTTGGCTTATTGAGTTCGATATTAAAGTCTTCTAAGCCTTCACCTACAAAAAGGCTTTGATTAGTCAAGCTCTTATCAACAGTTTGTAACTTTTGCTTTTTTACTGGTGCTTCAGTACTAGCTTTAGGCACCGTATTAACTGTTAAATCAAAGCTATCAAACAGATTGTTCATACAAAACCTCACTTTAAAAATATTTATATATTATACTATACAATAAAAGCGTGCTCAAAATCAAGCACGCTTTTATATTTATTTAATATAATTAGAAGCTAAAGCCACTAAAATTTCTAGTTGGTGCTGCATTGGTAACTTCAGAAGCTGCATTTACAGGTCCTGCATTAAAAGGCGCAGTATTAGCAGCAGTGGTATTGATAGTAGGATTAGCAATAGTAGCTGCAGCTGCCGGCTGGGTCGGTGCTACATAAGGCTGCTGAGTAACGGTAGCTCCATAAGAACTTGCAACAGCTGCTGCACTGCTAGCAGTCTGCTGTGCGTTAGCCTGCACTCTTTCAGGAAACTGACCAGTGGTAAGGAAAGCATTAATTTCCTCAGGAGTCTTTTCCCAATAAGAATGGCGAGCAATATTAAAATTATTAAAAGCACTAAAATCAGCAGGAATCATATCAGGTTTAAATACAGGATGGTCTGCAGGAAGAATATCCATAGAATACGTGGTCTGCATATCACCGGCCTTACCATTACGAGTGATAAGTACAAGAGTGTTACGAAGGTCACCAGCAATCATAAGCTTATTAGCAAGCTCACGAGAGAAGGCCGCAGGACGATCCCAGATTACAGGAGCTGGAGCTGTATAACCAGTCGCTGCATTAGGGTCACGATAAGACACCATCATAGGAATAAACATCTTTTTAGCAGCCTTGCTAATAGAACCCTTAGGATTAGCATTGTGCGCTGAACAAAGGCCACAGCCACCGGCGTTTACACCAAGAGGATTGAGGCAACTAACCTTCATCCACTTACCATTAATTCCAATAGTATGAACAGCTGCAAAGCTGAACTCATCTGTAGAGCTAAGATTGATACGAGCAATAGCAATATCACCATCGTCTTTTAGCTTAAAATAACCTACCTTAGTTCCATCACCATTGGCATTTGCCTGTGCCTGTGCTACTACATCCTGATACTGTGCATACGAAAATTGACTCATTTTTAAATTTCTCCTTTAGTATTGTTTTTTTATTTTTTATTTATCATAAATACCGAAGATCTCGGCATAATATAATACAGTTTAGCTATTATGAATTTTTAGCATTCATCATAACTTTTTGAAATTCTTCATATGAAAGCTCATTCGGGTCTTTTTTACCTATACCCCAATTAACTTCTTTTATAATAATTCGTTGGTCTAACCCTGCTCGAATAACATTAGCCATCCGTCGGCCGGCGCTGTCATTATCCATTGCAAGATAAAGAACTTTAATGGGTGATTTATTGATTGCAGCTATCTGACTTGGTGAAGGATTTCCAAAAGTTCCAATCGCAGGATAACCATAAGTATAACAAGTTAAAACATCAAATGGCCCTTCACAAATCATAGCTGTTTTAATATTATTTTTTATAATAAAATCTAGACAGTAAACAGGTTTTTCTTGGTCATCATCTAGATAAAAGTTTTTATAAACAATTGACCTTCTTGGTGCCATAATAATGTTTCCGGCCACGTCAAAACAAGGAAATACTATTTGACTTGTCACTGGGTCATATTTAACTTTTAAAAGCTCACAAACTTCACGAGATAGTTTACGTTCGGCTAAGTACGGATGCCAGCTTTGAAGATTATCTAAATATGAAGCAGGTAATCGTGCAGAAGCTCGCTTAGGTTTGATTACTATATCATTTTCAGTTAAAATCTTAGCTTCAGAAAAAATGCCAAACTTATCTATAAGCCATTTTTTAGCAAAATCTTCTGAGCATTCAAAACACTCTGCAACAAAGTAAGTAAAAGAACACTTGAAATCGCAAGACCAGCATTTACAAAGACCGTATGGAATCTTAGAACTATCTCCTACATAGATATTCATAGAAGCGGCGGTTTCTCGACCACCTTTGTGGTGTCTGTTTGGGCAGGTTACAACTATGTTGTCGTCACCATCAGTCCAAGATTTTACTTCACGAAGCTTACCATTTGTTAACGCCATTTTTAACTGATTAATGACTTCATATAATGGAGTATCTATAATATAATTATCTACTCTAAGCACTCTCATGTATTTTAGTAACCTTTCTTAAAACGGCGAGCTGTCATCAACAGGATAAGGTGAATCCATTGCATAGCTATTTTCAAGCTCTTCAAAGTCTTCCTCAGAAGTAACACCATCATCACCATTTGAAATATACCTATAAATACCAGTATTAAAATCCCATAAATAATCAAGCTTTCTTCCGTCGCCACCATCACGGGACTTGACAATATTAAGAGTTACCTTAAAAGACCCTTTATGATTATTGTCCTCTGTTTCTTGTTTATCCAACATAATAATAACGGTAGCATCTTGACCGATACGGTCAGATAAGGCAATCTGTGTGGTATCTTGTGTCTTATCTTCATTTTTAGTACGGTTCATCTGAGATACAGAAATAATTGGAATTTGCTTAAGTACTTGAAGATTTTTAATAGATTTTGAAATATTAGCTACCTTTTCATGCATTACTTTAGCTCTACTATTATCTTCAAGCAAAGAATATTGGTCAATGAAAAGTATATCTAAATGCTCTTTTTCTACGAATGCCTGAAGCGCGTCTACCGTAGCAGGACCTGCAATATCATTCGGTGTTAGCACTTTAATGGCTCCATAACCAGAGCATTTTAAGCTATCTAAATAGTTTTTATAGTGGTCTTTATAGTATAGGTCGCCTCTAGAAATTTTTCTGTTATCAATCTTACCTAATAAAGTATCGACACGATAAGCCACTTTATCTACAGACATTTCACCAGAGTAGAGTCCAACTGTCAAGCCCTGCTTTGCAGCAGCGACAAGCATAGCTAGTAGACACCAAGTTTTACCAACGCCACTTCTTGCTGCAATTACCATATTTTCATTTCTGCGGTCTATGCCTGTAATAATTCTATCTAGTTCTGGAAAGCCAGTAGAAATAAAATATTTAGACTGGTTAGCAATCATGTCAAGATAACGGTCATATCTAGAGGTATCTGACATGATATCAGTACACTGCAGTGCTGAACCTATATGAAGCTTTTCAGTTGACTCTAGAAAATACTTCATAGCTCCAGCCGTGTCATCAGCTTCCAATAGTTTTTTTACCCCATTAAAACGAGATGCCAAGTAACTTTGATTGTAATCATTATATAACTGTTCAATAAGATAATTATCAGGCTCATTGACATCCTGAATAACAAAATCAGGAAAACTATTCAAAAACGTCAGACGATCTGGCACGGTGTGATAAGTGTCATAATGAGCTTTAATAAACTCGTACTCTGCCTTATAACTGAAGAAGTGCTCAACAGTTAAGTTATTTAAGGTAATAAAAGAGTAATCTTTATTTTGAAGAATTTTATTTATAATCTGAAACTGTGATGTCATTTGTTATCCTCCAATTTTTTCAAAACTCTTTTATCAGCGCCGAATAATTCAATATCAATTGACATATTTGCAATACGGCTTGTAAGTCGCTCACCGAGAGCTGTATATAGCTGCTGTCTATTCAAGTTAGAAGTATAAATATTAGATTTTCCTAAAGCTAATCTATTATCAATAATGTTAAGTAAATGGGTTAATTCAAATTCGCTACCCATTTTAGCCGCTATATCATCCCAGATTACTAGGTCCGCTTCAAAAACATTTTCTTTGATATACTCTACATAAGAACTCTTTGTAGAAATATTATCTTTGAGTGCTAGTAAAAACCTAGGTACACTTATAAATAAAACTCTGCACTTAGCTTCAGATCTAGCCCAAATTTTGTTAAAATAGGCTTCAGCTAAACGAACACTCCATGAGCTTTTTCCGTTACCACAGTTAGCAGAGTGAATATACAAATTTTTACCTTCTTGAATAAACTTTACAATATCTTGCTCAATAGCGGCTAATTGCTTAAACTGCTCTAAGTCTGTGCCATCTTCATCTACTAATAAAGTAACATGCTGTTTCTGGCTATCTGTCATAAGGGCTGCTGAATACAATGAATCCATTTTGTATTTTCTAAGACAGAAGTCTTTATCACAATCTTTACCGTTGCAAACTTCACGTAAAAAACAAGTTGACATTATTTCCTCCTAAGTAAGATTAAACGCCTGTAGAACCGAAAGCTCCTTCACCACGATTTGAAAACTCAAAGTCTTTATAGAACTCATCAAGTGAGATATTATTGTATACTTCGATTTGAGAAATATCTATAACTCTAGGAATAAACTGTACCGCCTTCATTCCAAGCGGTAGCTCTACAATATTACCAGTAGTATTTATAAGCGAGATATGAATAATGCCCTGATAGTTCGCGTCCACTACTGACGCACCATAAACAAGACCATGCTTAGTAGCGATACCAGACTTATTCTGCGCCTCAAGAGCTACATTAACAGGAATAAAGCTACGTATACCAGAAGGAATATTAGCGCGTCCATGAGGCATAATTTTAATGATATATTCACCTGTATCATTAATATCAAGAATTGCATTCGCAGCAGCGTTCTTTTCGTTAAAAGCCTTTACGAAAGTATCAGTGTGCTTAGGAATATAAAAATCTACACCACCATTTCCATATTCTCTCTCAGGTGCCTTAACGTCATAACCAGGTTCAATAAAAAATTTAATCATTTGTTTTACTCTCCTTAAATATTTTTATACAAAATATAATACAGTAAAAAGTTATTTAAAACCGCTCATAAATAAAAAAAATACCGCTTAGACTATCTGCCTAAACGGTAAATAAATTTATATAAACTAATTAAAAATAAAAGTATTGTTATGTATTGTTTATTTATCTTTTAGGTATCTTATTTGTATTATTTATAGTAATTATTTAAATAAAAGATTTAATCTTCTATATTTAATTTAGCAAATTATTTTTTATCCCATGAACGAAAAGACTTTTGTGTAGGTTGTTTTTGGCCACTTCTTAAATATTGATAATATTCATCATTTGCTTCTTTGCAGTAATAAGAATTAGGCGTTACCATGCAACCACTCGAAGTTTTATATCGACAAAACGAACATTTTGTTTTCTTATTATTCATTTGTAATCCTCTTATAGGTACAGAAGTTAATAGCATAACCACTGTCTTCAATATCATCAGAACGTTCTACTAGATCGAAATTTACGTTATTATCAAGATTTGGAAAGAAAATTGTGCCTTCACCGTCTGCTTGTACTTTAGTTACATATACTTCCTCATAGTACGGAAGCATTGAGTTATAAAACATACCTCCACCGATGATATAAATATCACAAGTAAGTGCTTGGAGCTGTTTTACAAGTTTATCAAAATCATGAAAACAAACGAAACCTGGATATTCTTTGCCTTCTGGACAAAGCACAATATTAATTCTATCTTTTAATGGCTTTTCACCAGGAAGAGACTTCATAGTATTTTCTCCCATAACTACGATACTGTGTAGAGTGGTTTCTCTAAAAAATTTCATGTCTTCTTTAAGATGAAAAAGAAGATCATTATTTTTTCCAATAGCCCAATTTTTATCAACACAAACAATAGCTTTAATCATTTTTATATCCTCTTTTCTCTAATCTGTATTAAAATGCCATCGTCAGAACGCATATAAATAACACCCTTATTATTTATAATACGATTTATTCCGGCATTCTTAATAAGTCTTAAACAAATCTCACATGGCCAAGCTTCACACTCAACAGCTTCTCCTGTTTTTACATCATAACCAGCAAGATAAAGGTCAGCATCAAGCATTTCATTACGACTTGCTGATATAATAGCATTCATTTCAGCATGAACCGCGGCACATTGACTATATTCTTCCATATCACCATTACCAGAAGCTTTTGTACATATTCCGCAGTGACTTTCGCCTCTAACGTTACCATTATATCCTGTGCTTACAACTTCTCCATTTTTTACAATAACAGCTCCATAATGCTTTTTAGTGCAAGTAGAGCGTAAAGAAACAGCTTTAGCAATATTAATATAATATTCATCTATTGAAGGTCTTTTCATAGCCTTCCTCCTCTGATATTTATAGTATATAATACAATAAAAGACAGACTATTTTATAAGCCTGTCTTTACATTTTTATTCTACATTATTTGTTTCCCTTATTAGCTCATGTAGGTCTTTTTTATAGAGCTTAAAATCTGATGTTAATTTTTTAATAAAAGCATTATAATTGACAGTAGAGTCTCGACCAACTATTATATGACTGGTTAGCGTTTCTTTAGCAATTATATAATGATACGAACTGCTTACATCGAATCTATTTCTTGCTTTAACTGCTGGTGCCAGTAATTCTTTAATAAAAGCTTCAGCGGTTTCTCTTGACTCAGTAATTTTTTCAAAGTAACTTACAACATCATTTTGCTCTGGATATAACTGAGTTTCATGTAATATTTGTTCGTGACCAGTTGCTTCATTAAAGTCTGACTCAAAATCATCAAAAGTATCACAAAGTTCCTCATACAAATCTATGAATATACTTTTAATTCTGTCATAATTCATAGGCCCACTCCCTTATCATTAAATTTATATTTACATTATAGCACACTTAAGTAAAAAAGTAAATATATTTTTATAAATAAAGCAGACCTTTTTTATTAGTCTTATTCATAATAATTTTGATAAAACTTTTTATGGGCAGCAAAATAACGCCAGAAGTCTTCTTCATCTAAATCAACTAGCTTATGAATAAACTCTTCAATTAAAGCTACTGACTTCTCGTGCATAATACGCTTACCTTTGCACTTTTGGTCCCAATAATAAAGTAGCAAATCAGGTCCCCAGTCCTCTGGATTATATGCTTTACTAGCACCAAGCATATCACAAAAACTCTCTACTACATATTTAAAAGGCATCTTCATTGGAATAATTTTGCCTTCTTCATCCTCATCCCACCAGTACTGAAAATGATGTTTATTAGTATGATAATGATGAATCCAACTAGGAGAGTACCCAAGAGCTTCTCTGGCATTCTGATGAGGACTCCGCTTACCAGAGTAATACTTACAAATAAGCATTTCAGTAATAGAATACTTGCTAAGATCATGTGTCAAACCTTGCCAATATAGACCAGCTTTAAAACAAGCTTTTCGTACATACTTGCGGTGCATATGAATAATTTTTAAATGTTTAATTAAGTTCTTCATTTAAATTACTCCGCAACTTGAAATTTAGTAGTAAGCTTAGTAGACTGGTAATCAATAAGCTCAAAATCATCCTCAGTAAATTCATAAAAATCTTGTATATCTGGATTAATCCAAAGCTTAGGTGCAGAATATTCAGGATTATTCATAACCTCTTTTACTGCGTCAATATGCCTATCGTAAATATGCAAGTTATTTACGATATGTACAAGCTCACCAACTTCATAGCCACAAACCTGTGCAAGCATATGTGTTAGGATAGCATACTGCATAGTATCCCAACCACCTGATGCTGCTGCAGCAAGAAGATCACCTGAACGCTGAATAACCAAACAATTAAGCTTTCCGTCTTTTACGTCCCAAAGAGTTTCATAAACACATGGTGGGAGATTCATTTCGTGAAGATCTTCAGGACACCACATAGTTGTAATCATTCTACGGTCCATAGGCTTATTTTTGAGAAGATAAATAAGATTATCTACCTGGTCAAGCTCACCATAAGAATACTTAGATTTCTTACCTAGCTGGTAGCCATAAGTTTTACCAATAGTTCCAGCTTCATCTTCCCAAGCTCTCCAAATTGAAGCAGACTTACCAAGTTCATCTACGACATTAGACTTCTTCTGCCACATCCAAAGAAGCTCTCTTACAACACCCTTAAACGCTTGGGTACGAAGAGTAAGAATAGGAAATTCTTTAGAAAGATCATAACGTCTTACGGCACAAAAAGTTTTAATAGTATGTGCAGGTACGCCGTCTGGCCACTTCGGTCTAACTTCATACTGCTCATCATTAAAACCAGAAGTAAGAATTTGATTTACTTCTTCTTTAAAATATTTATCTGCTAAGCTCATTAACAAATTCTCCTTAGTATAAAATTTTATACTATATAATACAATAAAAGACGACCATATTTAATGATCGTCTTTATAATTTTAATATGTAGTTTTAAGCTGCAATATCAACAGAGCTTGAAGGCATTTTATTAGAACAGAGTTTAATTTGTTCAGGTTTAAAAGCAACGTAGTCGCCAATCTCTAAATTCATAATTCCGTCGTAGCCTGCTTTAGTAAAATAGTTATATGCAAAGTCAAATCCGCATGTAAGTTCTATTACAGTATCTAATCCGCCATCATTTTCTAAAACCTCTTCTTCAAGTTGCTGCCTAAGCTCATCAGGTACTTCAAAGTTATTGTGTTCAAGCATATCTATAAACATATCTACATTATAATAAGCATCTGCTTCTTCTTCGATAGCTTCCCATCTAAAAGGATTTTTTAAATTTAAATAATATTCTTTTATATATTTACCGTAAATATCAAGGCCGAAATCATCATCACAAAAATAGAAACCTTTTCCATAAATAGCACCACCGCCTGTACCAGCACGTTTTATATCAAAAGTATTAAAATCACTGTTTGAAGCATGGTAAAGTACAAGTAAATTATTTTCTTCGTTTATACATTTACTATTTTTAAAAAAACTTTCCTGTCCAGCAGAAAGTAGTCTTCCTTCTGAATCGTAGGCCGCTCCAACCTTAAAATCGTCAAAAAAGTCTAAATTATTCATAAGTCACCTACTTAAATTATAATACTATATAATTTAGCAGATGTTAGACTATAAATAAAAACGAGCTTAGAAATAAGCTCGTTTTAAATTAATTATTCAAAATCAACAAATAATTCGTTATCTACCAGTGTATTGCCTCTCGATACAGTACGTCTATAAGATTCTTTTAAACTATTTGTTTTATCAGACACTTGGCAATCTTCTTCTACGTCATTACTATAGATGTCATCAAGAGCACCATCAAAAATGCCAGTGGCATCTACCTCAATAACTGCATAACCATCATCATCAATATAATCATACTCTTTATTTTGTGCTGCGAGCATAATTGGATATAGAACTTCCTCAGCATAGTTTTCTTCAACAGCATTAACATAAAGATTATCAAAGTGCTTAGCAGCTTCCTCAAACGTATTAAAGTCTAAAATTACCTTCTCTTCAGTATCGTTATGCAGTGTAACAGTTCTAACACCCTTAATACTATCAGTATTTTCTACAGACTCTTTCATATTACCAGAAAGCACATCATCAAGCTTTGTTTTTACACCTGCATGAGCATCCATGAAAACCTCAGATTCCAAAGCTTCATCTAATGCTTCTTCAAAAGACTCAACAACTTCACCTGAGAGAATAGCATCAAGGTCAGTTCTTACATTAGCGTGAGCATCCATAAAAATATCATCACCAAGAGCTTCTGTTAGCCCAAAATCTTCTTCAAATCTTACGCCATATTCCTGAGTAGCTTTACCAGCCTGATTTAGCCAGAAAATGTGATCAAACGCAGCAGTTCTCCAGTTAGTCTTATTCTCAACAGCTTCGCCAGTAGCAAGATCGAAACCAACAACAGGCTTCGGAGTAAGCTTTGCTTTTTCAGTAGCAGTTAAGTAAGGAGAATTTTCTACATCTGCTTTAGAAACAGGGGTAACTGCACCAGTTTCGATATCAACTACATAATATCTAACACAGGTACCAGTACCACGCTTAATATCCCAAAGAACATACTTACTATTGGGATCACTCTTCTTCTGAGCAATTTTATTTTCATAACCGGGAGTATGATCATACCAAGACTTACCAGGTGCTTCACCAGTACTTTGTCTAAAATCTTTGGTTGTTTTGATGTTCTCATAACTAACACCGCTTACAATAGCGGTAAGGTCTAAAACTTTGTAAATACGAATAGTACTTTTATAAGCTCTTGCTACAGGAATTGAACTATACATTCCCATGTTAAAATATGTACCACCACGAAGATTTTTCATAAATTCAAAAATCTCAGCCTCGGATAATGGATTTAGCTTAAGAAGTAAATCAGATTCAAGTGAAATAGCTTCTTTAATTTTATTCATTTTAGGTAACTCCTCTTTAAAATTAATCAGGTATATCATAATATACGATTTATACCTAAATAATTTAGCAAATTTTAGATAAACTTAGTAGTATTCATTGCTACTTCTTTAATAACTTTTTGTTTAATAGTCTTATATTTTTTAGCTAACATTTCAAAAATATCAGACTGGTCATTTTCAAGCTCACTAATAATATTTTGAAGGTCAGTAATTTCCTGTTGATGTTCTTTAGTTAAATAAGAAATAGGTTTACGTAGTACAGCTTGAGAAGT